GGATAATTTTTATTTGGGGGAATTAATTTTTATATGTGGGGGTACCGGGTGTGCGGATTAGTTGGCGTGGCTTGCCGCCGGGGGACCCGCTGCCGCACAGGGGGGTGCCGGTGGGTGGGGTCGCCCCCCCCTGCCGGTCTGAGCGCGCCCACGACCAGCCAGCCGCAGCTAGTTGCAAATGATTCTTAATCGTATCCTGGATCTCCAGGTGATAATGATTATCAATTGCATCTTGGATCTATATGCGAATGATTATCAATTGCACCTGACAACGGGTTGCGAATGATTCTCATTTGCATCAACGGCCGAGTTGCGAATGATTATCAATTGCAGTTTCCCAACCGTTGGGAAGTGAGAATGATTCTCAATTGCATCCTGGACTCCAGGTTGCGAATGATTCGCATTAACTTTTTCCCAACCGTTGGGAAGGAAAAAATCCACAGCCCCCCTTGACCGTGCCGCTGGTACCTGTACTGTGTGCGTGTCGGTTCCATTCGCCGACCGCTCTATGCATCGTCTGAAACCCCATCTGCCCGCGCTGGCTCCCCGCGCGTGGAACGGGTTTTTTTTGCATGGGAGCCATTAGGAGTGTCAAATGGCAAAGGTTATCAAGGCTAAGGTTGCTCCGGTCATCCCCGTTGCGGATGCCAAGCCAGTCGACCGTGCCGCTGCTATCAAGGCGGCGTCGGATACGGCCATCGCAGTGTTCTTGGAACACTCGACCGCGTTCGACGTCTATACGAAGATCGGCGAGCGGCTTACGGCCGCCATCATGGCGATCTTCAAGCTCACGGTTGAGGGGCGCGAGCGCGAGCTTGCCATGCGCCCGTTGCTGGACGCGGTCGCCGAGAAGCGCGGCACGGATGAGAAGGGCGCAAAGAAGTATCTTTCCAACTATGTCACGAACGCCCGCAAGGCGATTGACATTGAAGGCAAGGGCGAGGCGCTCGCGAGCGTATCGATTAAGTCAGTGAACGCCGCCGAAAAGAAGTCTGACAAGCCCAAGGCGAAGGGCAAGGGCGGACAGGGGCCGGGAACGGCGCTCGACAAGGTCATGAACTACAACCGGCCCCACATTGCCACGCTGGCCGAAACGCCCGCCGCAACCGGCGGTCACAGCCAGCTTGTCGAGTTGCTGCTGTGGCAGGCCCACGAGGCGAAGGCCGAGGCGGTCTACAGCGCCCAGCATGGCACGGTTGTGATCACCTTTAAGAAGTAACAGGAAGCCCCCTAGGCTTAGGTCTAGGGGGCTTTTTGTTGCCTAGGTCCAGGAATGAGAATGATTCTCAATAGCAGTTTCCCAACGGTTGGGAAGGCCTGGAGATGTGGTTTTTATAAAAAAATCAAATCGTTTGCCTGCAAAATCCTAATCCCCCTACCAAAATCCCCCAATCTCCCGGCATTAACCAACCACAATCAAACCAGATATAAAAAACAAATCCTAATAATCTCGATCTGCCTAATCTCTAGGCAAATCAATTACTTGCAACAATCTTGGGCTTCCCAAATAGATTGTGTAACTTTTCCCTCAATTCCTTTTCCAAATCATCGCTTGACTTGACTGTCGTTGTTTCAATTCTCTCCTTGAACAATCCAATATCCTCCGTCTTACCCAGCAATTCCACTGCCCTTAATTGATTGGATTCCGTCTTGGCTTCCTTGACCTTACTAATCAAGGTATTCAGAAGGAGTTCTCTAATCGTACCGGCATCAATCTTCTTGTCCTGTTCTCTCTGATCCCTGTACTTGGTGATTGCCTGAGACACTAGGGGATGGATAGACAATCTATATGCCATTGAGGCTAGTGCAGTGGGAGACTTTGTCTTTGGGTTATATGCCTGTCTGTAGGCATCAATCTGGGATACTCCCTCGTATCCTACCAATCTTGCAAAGTCTTCCTGCTTGATAGTCATCTTGTGTTTGGTCATGTGGCACCTTGAAAGCGAGGCGTTCGCTAGGTTAAAAAAAATATATGGTCAAAATGTCCAGGTTTTTTCCTGGACATATATACAAAGACCATAAAACATGAGATAATACAGAACAATCGGACGAAATGCAACTCGCAAATGCAGCGAGGCTCCGGTTGAGAAGCTTCCCAACGGTTGGGAAGCACAAGTTGGAAGGCGGTGAGACATGATGGTTTATACCAGTGTGTGGCGCAGGCTGAATGATGCTGCCAATCTGAACGTGGATCACAACATCAGCCTGTTCTTCTTCGTGGACTGTGACTTCGCCTGTTATTGGGATTGCTAAAATGAGCGATGTTCCTAACGCGATCAGGTACATCTACAGCCTTGACATGGGCAAAGCCTATGACAAGACGCTGCTGACGGTCCTGCACGCATATCGCAGGGGAGGTGCCGCGATGGTGGTGTCTCTGCTGCAAACCCCTGAAATGTATGGTGATCCCTGCGCCAAGGCTCTACGTGAGTTCCTCGGCGTCAAGGGCAGCAAGGGAGGCAGTCCAATGTTCTCCTTCTGTCAATCCAAGCGAAGCGGCGGCGGCGCTCCGTTTTGGGTCAAGGATCATGGGTGGCGAGTCAAGAAGTGGACCTCGTTCACCCCGTACATTCAACCAACCCCTGTAAAGGAGTAGTTCCCAATGGTTGGGAAGTGCAACGGAGACAAAAGGTTCCCTCATAGAAAGAGCGATGGGGTGTCATGGCTGGCATACGATGCTCGCGGCATCCCCATTGGATATGTCTGCAACAAGTGCGAGGAGGCTAAGAAATCCAGGTTTCGTACCGATATTTTCACAGACGACAACTACTACACCGACGAACCAATCGACTACGACTACTAGGAGATATGTCATGAAGAACAGCAATCGCTACGTTGGGTACACCCTCCCTCCCCGCATGTTCAATCGCCTGCGTAAGGAGGCGTTCAAGGCGGGAATCTCGATGGCGGGCATCACCCGCATGGTCATGGAATCCGCGCTCGACATGGATTCCGGCATCAAGTCCAAGCGTCCGCACATCAAGCGTGAGCGTGTCATCTCGGATGTGACTATCCGCATCCAGAAGGGCATCAAGGTCCGCATCGTCTGAGTTTACGGCATAAACCTAGGAGGAATATATGGATATCATCAAGGAATGCCTGACTCTGGTACTGTATCTCTGCATGGGATACACGTTCCTGATGCTGATCTTCATGATCACTCTGTTTATGGAGTAAATGATGTACAAGTGGAGAGAAAACGCGAGCTTTCAGCTTCTGGCTCAAACCAGAGACAACCTGATGACTGCCTTCGTCTGGAAAGAAACGCCTGAAGGACCAGCCTACTGGGCGAACATCCACGACAGGCTTTCTACTATGGTCAACGAACTAACAGCGGAAAGGGTGGTGCAAAAGCTGAGATGATAAAGATAAATTTTCCTGGAACTATAGACACCAAGAATGGAGGTGCTATAATTGTATATGCTTAGCAAGTTGACCAGAGACATGGTGCCTTTGGTTGTAGTTCGTAACCGTTGGGAAGAGGAGTTGAGAGGTGCAGATCAAGAGCATCCGCAGTTTCAAGCATGACATACGTTACTCTGAGCGTATGCGTTTCCGTGGTGTAGTACATCCGCGAGTGTGGCAGGCAGCCAAGCGGGGCGAGCGCGATGCTCTCCGCTGGATCATTGATGATCTGAAGGAACTGTCGCTCATGGGTGGGTTCATCGGCGGTGTGTACCGCAGGGCAGCACGCCGCCTCATCAACATCGAGAGGTGCCTGTAATGTCATACAATATCTCCGACTCTGTAATGAGTCACCTCAAGAACCTATACGCGGAGGTCGATGTAAGTTCGTTCGGTCCTTCGCAGAAGAAAAAGCTTTATAACTACGCAAAGACAGGCATCATAAAGGGAGGAGGCGTTCCCGCTCAGATCGCAAGGTCAATGAGGCACAACAACAAGATGCCGTATCTAGTTATACGGAGGGGTTACATAATTGGTAACTTCATCAAAGATGTTGATGTTTACAGTAAAATCCTTGGCGCTCTAGCCATGGTTAGGATTCAGAACGAAGGACACGTAGGTGATCCGTATATCAGCGGAGAGAAGGGCAACAGGTACAGCGTCAAGTACAACAGCCCAGAGCAATTCCTAGAATGCAAACCAGAGGAGTTCTACGTATACCAGAGTAGCATCGAGCAGTACTTCCACTACAAGTCTCTTGACGAGATGGAAGTAAACCTCAACGATCCTGTCATCATCAACTTCAAGGACAAATGACATGCTTAAGCTTAAGCCGACCGAAATTAAGGACATTACCAAGGCCGCCATGCGCCGCAAATCCATCGTGCCCATGGTCTGGGGCGCTCCGGGTATCGGCAAGACTGCGGTCGCCGGTCAGTCCGCAGAGGAGGAAGGTTACAACTATATTCAGGTCATCCTCGCTGAGCGTGAGGCGCCTGATGTTGTCGGTCATTGTTACCGTGACGGTATAGAGATGCGTCTGTCTCGTAGCGATATCATCCGTAAGATCGAGGAGTCGGATCGTCCTACCCTTCTCCATCTGGACGAGGTGCCTCAGGCTGTCATGATGATGCAGAACATTGCGTCTCGTATCGTTCATGATCGTGTGCTTGGTGAGCATAAGCTTCCCGATAGCACTGCCATCGTTCTGTCTGGCAACATGCGTCAACACAAGGCCGGTACATTTGAGATGCCTACGCATCTTCGTAATCGTCTCGCCCATGTCGAGATGGTCGCTGACCGTGATGACTTCCGTGCGTATTGCGGTAGCAGGGATATCAATCCAATGATCACCGCATACCTTGAGTGGCGTCCCGATCATCTGTCTATGTTCGATGCGTCTCAGTACGCCAACGCCTCTCCGCGTACTTGGGAGAAGGTGTCCGACGTTCTGTCCATTGGTCTGCCTCAGTACGCTGAGCGCGCATTGGTCACTGGTCTGAACGGCGAGGGTGTGACCAACGAGTTCTACGGTTTCATGAAGATCGCGTCTGGTCTGCCTCTTATCAAGGATATCTTCGACAATCCTGAGGGTGTCCGTATTGCCAACGATCCTGCTACCATCTATGCGTTGATGGGTGCGGTCGCTAACCACGCCACTCCACGCAACATGGATGTGGTTCGTCGCATCCTCAATCGTATCTCCAGCGACGAGTTCAAGAAGAAGGAGTACTGCGTCTCCTGCCTCAAGGAAATGCAGGCTCGTAATCCCAACCTTATGAAGACCAAGGCTGGTATCGATCTGGCCGTGTCCTTCTCTAACGTGATCCTGTAAGGAGGCATCATGAACTACGGTGAGTGGGCGATCATCGCCCTATGGACCGTCAACCTTGTGTCTGTAATCATCTTGCATGACACACCCAAACCTGCGATACGATACAATTTCTATGTGTCGTTCTTCTCGACTGTCTTGTCTTTCGCCCTTATGTATTGGGCCGGTCTGTTTCGTAACATCTAGGAGGTTGTCATGAATATCAGTGAAAAGGCTATGCTCGTTGCTCTCTCGATCTCTGCTTGGTCGGGGCGCAAGTACGACAAGGATGCGACCGCTGAAGTTGCACAGAACCACGGCACCGACGCCTCTCGCGCCGGTCGCTTCAACAAGATTCTGGTGAACCCTATCTCTCTTAAGGATATCACCAGCATCGCAGGCAACGCTCGTAACTATACCATGAGCGTCACCCTGCCTTGGCTTAACGATGGTATCCGCATCATCCCCGTGGATATCTATCTGGAATATGTGCAGCGTATGTCTGAGTACCGCAGCCAGTTCAATCAGGCTGTGGAGAAGTTGCTTGTGGAGTATGATGCTCTGGTCAAGCAGGCTCGCCTCGATCTCAATGGTCTGTTCAAGGAGTCTGATTACCCGAGCGCGGAAAGCATCCGCCGCAAGCATGCCTTCAATGTGCGTGTGTTCAATCTGCCTGACTCCAATGACTTCCGTGTCTCCCTGTCTGAGTCGGAGTTCCAATCCACCAAGCAGGAGATCGAACAGAATCTTTCGGAGGCACAGGACAACGCTGTGCGTGATGTGTTTCAGCGTGTGTCCATGCGTATGGAACACATGCTCAAGCGTCTCAAGGAGGTGGAAGCCAACGATGGCAAGGGTATCCGTGAGTCCATGATGAGCAACATCAGTGACCTCGCTGACATTCTGCCCAAGCTTAACATCACCAACAATCCTGACATTGACGGCATTGCCATGCAGATCAAGCATGACCTTGCCACCATTACATCTGATGATCTGCGCGAGAACCAGAGCAGCCGCATCGCCGCCGCTCAGACTGCGCGTGATATTCTGAACAAGGTGTCCGCCTACATCTAGCAATGCCTCCTCCCGCAGCCGCGTCAGCAACGGGCGATGGTGAGGAAACTCTGCTTGGATACATGCAGACACCGCAGGCCATACAAGGTACTGTTCTGTTATTGCTAGATGTTCGTGTCATGGGCAGTGAAACGGTACAAGCTGACAACTATACAGGAGTCGCCAATGAAAGGTGAGATACCTATGAGAGGGGGCGGCGAGTATGACGCCCTCTCTGGATGGCGTAAGTATTTCAGGTTCAAGTCTGGAACTCGCAAGAAGATCAAGCGCGGGTTCCGCAAGAGAGTAAGGAGGTTCGTGAAGTCCCTTCTTAAAAAGGGAGAATGATATGGATGGACTAATCATCGGTGCTATCTTCTTTGTGTTGATAGCTTTCTTTTTCATTGCTATAGGTTAGGAGGCATCAATGTCTACGCTCAGTGTTCATGATCGTATTGCCAAGGCACGCATCAAGCTTGTCCTTGACGATCCGTTCTTCGGCGTAATCTGTATGCGCTGGGAGGTTGTCGAAGCGCATACCGATACGATGGCAACTGATGGCAACAACTTGTATTACAATAGTCAGTTTGTCCAAGGACTCACTGACGACGAGTTGCTTGGTGTCATTGTGCATGAAGCCATGCATGTTGCGTTGCTCCATATGCTGCGCCTCGGTAAGCGTGAGCATCTGCCCGCCAACATTGCTATGGATTACGCTATCAATCCCACTATCTGCGAACGCTATACCCTTCCTGCTGGTGGGTGTAACGATCCCAAGTACGCCAACTGGACCTTCGAAGATATCTACGATGATCTTATGAAGAACCCTCCCCCTCCTCCTCCGCAGGGTGGTGGCAGTGGTGACGGCGAGGAAGGCAAGGGTCCGTGGGGTCAGGTAATGAAGCCGACCGACAAGAACGGACAGGAACTGTCAGAGTCCGAGATGAAAGTCATGGAGGCTGACATGAAGTCTACCATTTCCAATGCGGTAGCTGTCGCCAAGAAACAGGGCAAGATGCCTGCCAACATGGAGCGTTTCATCGACAAGCTGCTCAAGCCTCAGGTTGATTGGCGTGAGAAGCTGCGTGCCGTTGTCACTGGTATGTATCCCGTTGACTACACTTGGCGTCGGTTCAATCGTCGCCTTGAGGGTGAGGGTATCTACGCCCCGTCCATCCTGCGTGAAGGTGCCGGTGAGATCGTTGTCGGTATCGATACGTCCGGGTCCATCGGCAAGAAGGAACTGACCACGTTTTTCTCAGAGCTTGCAGCAATTGCAGAGGAGGTTATTCCGGAGAAGGTTCACATCCTGTATATCGACTCGGAAGTTTCCGGTGTCGATACATTCGAAGCTGGCGATGAGATCGTCGCCCGTCCCCGTGGCGGTGGAGGCACTGACTTCCGCCCCGCATTCAAGTGGACTGAGGATAACGGTGTATCTCCTCAGGCTCTCGTATACTTCACGGATATGTACGGTTCGTTTCCTGACGCGCCGCCTCATTACCCCGTGATCTGGGTGTCCACTTCCGACATCAACACCGCTCCGTTTGGTGAGGTTATCAATGTCCGATAATAGGGTTAAGACAGACGACAAGTACTTCAAAGAGAAGTTCAAGCTTGAGGCACGCAAGATTGCAGCCGCTGCGTCTGGCATGTTCAAGCTTGCCCGTGACCGTGGCATCACCGACAAGTCCAACATCATGAACAAGTTGTTCTATGAACTTGGCAAAACAACCACTTCGTATATCGGACACAGGTGTGGCGCCTTGGATGCCGTCCTTCAACTTCGTGAAATCTTTAACGAAAGCAAGTCTGTATCAAAGATGGACGCAAAGAAGAACCAAGCCAAGAGGTCTATGCTTTCAGAACTCAACAGCAAGATCAGCAACTCCACGCCTTGGCTTGTAGAGGTAAACACCACGGCTGATGGGTGTGGTGTTTTCTATACTGAAACTGGAGGACTGAAGAAGTTTGTTGTGCCAATGATGTACAGCAATCACATCAAGGAGATTGGCTCTCTCGGTACCAACAAGGTTCTTGTTTGGTCTAGGACGCACCATCACGACACATACAAGTGCTGGTCCGCTTGTTACTTCACCTACTCCTATAACAATGGGTCGAAGAAGTACAAGAGTATGGACTGCTACATCATGAAGGATAGCAACAGCGGCATCACCTATTACCATACAGACTACAGGCTGTGTGCTAACGGTATGCGGCGTGCTATCGGTCGCAAGATTGCGTCTAGGATTGGAGGTTCGTGATGCAATTCAAGGAAGCATGGGAACTTATTGGCGGATTGAGTAAGCCATCCAAGATGCCTTGGTGGTCCTACTCAATTCCCGCCACCGCATGCAAGACGGGATCTGTGTTGGCTCAGACTCACGGAACTGTCTGCCATAACTGTTATGCACTCAAGGGTTTCTACAACATGCCTGTTGTACGCAAGGCTCTTGATCGCAGGCTCAAGGCAATGGATGATCCAAGGTTTGAGGATGCTTTCATTGTTGTACTTACTGATCTATGGGCGAGGAGCAAGGAAGGAGAGAACAGGTTCAGGTGGTTTGACAGCGGAGACATTCAGTCTGAAGAACACCTGACCAAGATCAACAACATAGCAAAGGCAACACCGACTGTACGTCACTGGCTTCCTACCAAGGAGGCAGGCATCGTTGCAGCATGGATGAAGAAGCACGGAGACTTCTCATTCAATCTTACTGTACGCCAATCTAATCCAATGGTTGGTGCTACATTCAAGAAGACACACCGTCTTCCGTTCTCCACTGTAGACGCAAAGAGTAAGTGGCTTAAGCAATGTAAGGCTCCAGACCAAGGCAACAAATGCCTTGGCTGTGACCAGTGCTGGAACAACAAGATCAAAGGAGTGAACTATCATGAGCATTAATGAGGACGGCGATCTCAAATACATGGAATCAGTACATGAACATGATTCCGATGGTGGACGCTGGTTAAGGTGGATGGATGCCATCTGCTTTCCTGAATACGAACCGTTCGAATTCGAAGGTGCAAACTGGTATCTATTGGAATACGATGGTAAGTATGTAGGATATTCTGGATGGCGCAACGTCAACGGTCAGGTTGGTGAACTGTGCAGGGCTGGCGTTCTTCCCAAGTGGAGGGGCATGGAGTTCCAGCGACACATGATCCGCTTCCGCGAACGCAACATGAAGGATCGAGGTGTTCTTATCTCGGTTACTACAGCACACGTTAACAACCACTATTCCATGAATAACCTGATCGCCTGTGGATACAGTGTTTGTGGAAAGGATGAGTGGCCCACTGTTGAGACTAGTGAGAAGGCTGCTGTGTTCTTCAAGAAGAAGTTGTAGGAGGTATATATGAACATCTTTGTTCTAGACAAAGACATCAACAAGGCTGCCGCGTACCACTGCGACAAGCATGTTGTTAAGATGTGTCTTGAGTACGCTCAGCTATTATCTACTACAGCAAACGGCGTGCTTAATGATCGTGTTGGTTACAAGACAACGCACATCAACCACCCATGTTCTGTATGGGTCAGGCAGTCTGCCGCCAACACACGATGGCTTGCTGCGTTGCTTGTTGCCCTTGGAAGGGAGTATACTGCACGGTATGGCAAGGTACACAAGAGCGTGGATATTGGTATCAATGCAGCATGGCATGCTGTAAAGCGTATGCCTGATGTTGGACTAACCCCGTTTGCTCAGGCTATGCCTGATGAATACAAGAACAAAGATGCAGTTGTTGCGTATAGGAACTACTACCTTGGGGAAAAGACTGGATTTGCTACTTGGAAGAACGGACAACCTGACTGGTGGAATGTATAACTGTTATACAGGAGATCAATTATGAAAGACGCTTACAAAGAGATAGACTCTCTTGATTCTGTAAAAAAATCTTTTAATTGGTACAATATATACAGAGTATATTTATACCGATCTTCTGAATATCATGATGGAATAAGGAAGAGACTTAATAAGTATATGGCAGCGGCCAAGGAAGAAACAGACATCATAATGAAAAAATACAATATAGATGTTTTGTATTTGGATAGTATGGAAAACGGGATGGGGCTTTCTGATCACGTTCCATATTGGAGGGACTTTCCTTTTGGGATTGAGGTAAAAATAAAAAGGTCATACATGAGGTATGATTACTGGAGGAAAAGAGGAAACGATAAGTTTGCAGAGCTTCATTATTTGAGGCACATTGCACTGGCCTACTTAGATAGGCCGTCTTGGCCCGTAACAAAACATGCGCTCAATAGAGCAAAGAAGTGGAAGGAGAAGCACGATGGAGCCACTTGATCCTGTGCTTGTTAGAAAGCTTTCAAAGACCCAGCAAGATTATATTGGATCTTCTTATAAGAAGATGTCAATCAATGAGATTGATATGTCTAAGATGATCAATCTCAAGAAGTTTGTGGGAACTGCTCACCATCCTGATAGCTTCATGTCTAGATGGAAAGACAGGGCAGACTACAAGCTTACTTTGCACATACTAAAGTCAATCAATGAGGCTAGCGGATTTAATCTTGATGATCTCCGCGTGCCCCACAAGAGGTACCACAGCATGGCTGTTGCGCGTTCCATCTTCACATATCTTGAGCGAACTCTTAACAAGAGGTCGTTTCCCGATATTGCTTCCTTGCTAAACAAGGATCATACGTCATGTATGTACATGCTGAAGTCATTCAGCAGATACGAAGCTGAAAGCGAAGCGTTCGCCAAGTACATGGAGAACGAAAAGATTAGGCGATTGGTTGATGCCGCGAAGAAGGGAGTATGGTCATGGGAATGGGACCACAACAACCAAAGAAAGGAAGCATGAAGATGACTGCCGTCAAGCCGTATCAAAATACTATAAGCGTTCCTAATTCAGGAACATTCACATTAACCTCAGCGAATCAGGCACAACTTACACAAAAGGTTATATCGTACAAAGATTACGAGTTTTTCCTTGAAGCAAGGAACCTCATCACTGACATGGCAAATGATGAGGAACTTGGTGCTGGATATAGGGATCAGGCACGCAGGCTGATCACTAGGCTGGTGATGGATAAGCTTTAACCGAATGCGTTATCAACCTCAGACAACGCACGCTTCACTTGCTTGACCTGTTCGTCAGTCTTGACGGGCCGGTCAAGCATCAGCATGTCGATGAAGACACGGCGGGCAGCACGCCCACAAGACATATCAAGGTGATCAATCAACTGGCTCAGCATGAGAATAGAGTCTGACTTCTTCTCTGATATATGCTGAGGATCACCACTATTCCCCGACACATTGAGCGTTGACTTGGAAGCGCCGAGCATGCCTGCCTTGTAGAGCAGTCGGTAGACTTGCTCGCCAGAGGACCACTCGTCCTGCGTGATCTGTCCCCTGTCAAGCATGCGGTCCAGTTCAATCTGATCCACCACCCTCAGATGAATCTTCCCCGGCCGCCCCGGAGCGGGGACCGCCACCATCTTCTTGTGCTTCATTCCCTCCGGTGTTCCGGTATCGATTGTATTCTTCTTCATTGTAATCTCTATCAATAGGAACTGGACTGCATGGACAATCCATGCTATCGAAATGGGTGAAGCCGGGGCCTAGGTTCCTGTGTACATACAGGACCCTAGACACCATAGGCGTTAGCTTAGAAGCCGTCTTCATCGATGCTTCCGAAGTCCTCAATCGGAACATCCTTAGGAGACATGTAGCGGCCTGATGCAGGATCATAATTAAGTACGGCATTACCCATCTTCCCCGCCCACTTGAACCGGCACTTCCAGATGTGGACTTCAGGCGGCCCCTTCTGTCGGTCAACGGTCATTCCGAAGTCAGCCTTGGCGAACCAAGCAGCCGATCCGCTGATGTCGTAGCCACCCGGAACGGGAACCTTACCATCAGTACGCATCATCTTGGCAGGGTGTGCAACAAACCAGACATGCGCCTCGTTACCACGCGCCCAGTTACGAACCTTGGTAAGCATGGCGCTGATGTAATCAGTCTCGCTGTTCTTGAAGTCACGCTCGATGAAGTTATACGGGTCGATGATCAGACCACGAATACCCATACGCATGACAGCAGAACTTGCTCTGTCAAGGATCGAGTCGATTGTTGACGGTTCACCATCACTGGTATCAATGAATGAGAAGTGGTTGTTCACCCACTGCAATGCGCCGTCTCTTTCCAGTTCAGTCATGCGAGGCTTGGGTCCAGCGAAGAATGGCTTGCCAACCTTCTTCTCAATCAGCTTGACGATGTGCGCTTCAGGCGGATTCTCAAACGAACAGATAGCAAACTTGAGATCGTTCTTCAGGGCAAGGTTAACCATAACCTGATCGATGAACTCTGACTTACCCGAAGACGGGATGCCAGTAACGATTGTCATCTGTCCCGGCACGACAGAATAAATCTCATCGACCTCATCGTAACCAGCCGACATACCCTTGGCGTTGCCCTTCTCCCAAAGGGTTCCCACCTTCTCGGTGTAGTGCTTGGCTTCGAACAGGCCAGCCACCGGCCACGGTTCAGACGCTTCCAGCGCAGCCTTAATGGCTTCAGGACCGTGCTTCACCAGCACATCGTTGGCATCCTTGCAGCCTTCCGGCCACTTCACCAGCCAGCACTTGGCGCGCCCGATGCGACGGCTCAGTTCCTCGCCAAGCGCCATACCCGGATCGTCGTTGTCGATGGCAAGGTATACCTTCTTCGCTGCGTTCAGTACGTTCCGGCTGTTCCAGACGTAGGCAAACTTGCGGTCTTCCTCAGGGGAAACCTTACCCTCTGACACCTTCATAGGTGCGCCATTGGGAACAGAGATGGCGTTCTCGATACCAGCTTGACGGAGAGACAGGGCGTCGATCTCTCCCTCGCAGATCACAACATCACTGCCAACAGACACTCGATCATGAAGATAGAAGTGCTGAGGAGCAGCAGAGCAGGTGAAGCCCTTAGCTTCGACAGCTCTCCACTTATATGCATAAGGTACCCCATTGTTGCGATATGCAAAGCCAACGCAATCAGTATTGCCGTTAACGCTCCGAATCCATTGAGTGGATGCAGTAACAGAATAGTTATCAACAGTATCGCGTGTGATGCCGCGAGACTTAAAGAAATCATAATGCTTGTCCTCAAGGCTTGAAGTCTTGACCGGTGCAACGACAGCAGCAGCTTCCATTTTTTCCTCTCTTCCCTTTGCTGAGCAGTGCCAGCAATTGTAAACCCAGTGATCTGCCTCCTGTCTCACTGACATGCAGGCAGCTTTCCTATTCGATGGCTTCCTTAGTTCGGAACAGAACGGGCATACAGTCTTGAACTGTATCTTGTTTCCGTATCTCCTGAACAGGGATGAAATAGAATTCATCATCCCCTCTTGTTGATCTCTTCCTGAATATCCCTGATGGCCTTGTTGATAGTCTGACCCCAGTTCATCTCTCCAACCTGAGGCAGCTTAACATCAAGCTTCGGCTTGACGCTTGACATAATAGCTGATGCGCCAACGACCGGAGCAACAGGGATCATCCTGAACAAGCTTCTACGGTTCATCTTTTATCCTTTACGAAACCTTTCCTTGAGAAGGAAGGAAGCTTCAGCTTCTTCCCAGAATTAATCCTGAATAGCCTAGTCTCAAGGATAAGAGGTACTGGTCTACCAGAGTTCCTGAGAAAGTCAATCCGCTTCTGGATAGCCTCAGCACTTTGCTTCATTCTGCGTCTCCCAACAGTTGGGAAGTATGATTTATCTTATCACACAACCCCATTGATCCGCCATTGCGGCAGCAATTCCATCGTATGTCTCAGCCCTTTTTGCCGCCCTGCTTTCGCTGGGTCCTAGTTTGTTTTGGCCTGAGTCAGTCTGATTGCTCCATCTCTTTAGATCAGTTGAACCTTTCTTCACTATCCTAGGCTGGACAAAAGAAGTTGCTTTAAGCTTTGGTAAATTCTTAAGCCATAGGCAAGTTCTTTTAGATGCATCGTGGCCAAACATATACGGTTGGATAGTTTGGTCTGGCTTCCTGATCCTTGTGCCAATCACACCAACTGGATTCTCGATTGCTATATACTTTATATCAGCAAACATAAACGTCTTAACAAGATCGAGCGCCTGATCCGTAAGCTTCGAATCCCTCAGTCCTCTTGCCGTCCAGTGCATCCCAGACACAGACAAATAAGTACATGGAGGGAAAGCAATCAGCGCATCCCATCCATCGTCTAGGATAGAAGAAGCATCACAAACGTGATGAAACTCAGGGAACTTTTGTTTAGCTGCTTCATTATCTTGAATGGCAGCAATATCGCATGACCAAGCATCGTGGCCTGCAACCCTGAACGCATCCCTGACTTTCCCGCTTATCTCACAGGCTACTAGAATTCTTGCCATGCAACTCTCCAGACATAGCTATCGCCTTTCCCACCTTCCGATATGGTCATTGGGACCAACCAGAAGCCCCTGACTAGGGGGAGAGCAATGCTCCGGGTACTTGTTATCCTTCGGACTTACGTCCTTGCCAGTCTACCAAACTGGCAACCACCCCTACATTTTTTAGGCTGTAGGCAAACACTCAATAGTCAGGCAGTCACACCTGATGGAATGAATATCTGTTCGTCACCATGACCGGGATATCCCGGCATCGTATAGGTCGCGGATGGAATGGCACACCAGAGCCGCTGTTGTTTGATGTTCTTGGCACGGGAGAACACCCAAGACCGGGGGCCTGCAATCAATCTAATGAGGGAAGCAAGCCAACCACCCTCAACAACAAGAGTACATTGTAACTGATTTGACGCTAGGAATCAACGTACTACATATGGGGGTCTACGACCGTCCAGTTCCGCAAGTTCTTGTTCCTTGACTCTGAACTGCTCGACCCTCATCCAGTAGTCATGCATGGCGATCCATGCCTGTAGCATATTAACTTCTGTAGATAGACCCTTAACCTTATCCCAGTGCTTCATGCCGTGCTTGATCATATCTCTAGTGGGAACTCTAGGCGGGTATGAGTTCTTGTCAGACATCTTCGCGATCCTCAAGTGTTTCATTGATAAGCTTTTCTAGTTTGCTAATATAGAATCTTTTCTCTAATCCATCCTTGGTGACGATTGATTTCAGGATCGTCAATACTTCCTTCCTGTTAATCTCTACGTCATCAAGTATCTCTCCCGCGCTTTCTCCTGCCAACCACTTTACCGCTTCTATTTCCATCTTCTTGTTCTTCTTCATGTCCTCGACGCTTCCTATCAGGAGTGACTGAACAAATTTCCTGTACGCAAATCTGCGATCTCGGGTTGTCCTTGTCGAGATGCCAGTAGATGTGCTTGACTTTGACTTGTCTGTCGTTGACATAGATAAGACCTTGCATTGCATCTAGGATAATTGATTCATCCAAGTCCGGGCGGCGTGATGCGTACCAGATATTTATTGTAACTATTACATCCCCGGATATTGGAATGTCCAGATTTGGACATTGACTCCTGAACGATTCAGTGTATGATCTTGCCTTGTTGGACTTGATGAAGGCTGGTCGCTTACCGAAGTATACGAGACGCCTGCTGTTTGCCTTCGATGCAGGCTCTCCAAGAATTTCAAACGAGACTGTTGACAGTCCGTCCTTTTTCGTGAGAGTGTATGACATGCCGATCACCAACAAGTATGACTTGCCACAGTCTCTTATGAACGCCGTGAAGCGGTTTTCTTATAGCCGTGGAAAGTCTGATATGTCCATCACGCAGCTTATAGATAGTCCTAGGATTGTCAAGCTGAAAGAGAAGCATGCAGATGAAATCACCACAGACTTGTCGGAAGAAATCTGGAGGCTCGTCGGATCTGCGCTGCATCTTATTGCAGAGACACACACGGACGGCACCGAGCGTGCTGAAGAGCGAGTATTCTCCCGTGTTGGAGACATCACCATCAGCGGCGGCATCGACATGCAGCGCACTAGCGATGGCAGGAATGTCATTGGTGACTACAAGTTCACCTCGGCATACTCTGTCATGGCAGGCAAGAAGGAATGGGAACGTCAACTCAATTGTTACGCTTGGCTTGTTGAAAAAGAGAAGGGCGTGACTGTTGACGGACTTGAGATTTATGCTATAGTCAGGGACTGGAACCGCAGGAAGGTTGGTGAGTACAACTATCCTAAGGCTCCTATAGTAAAGATTCCAATTACTCTCTGGTCTTTTGAGACTAGAGATGAGTACATCAAGCGTAGAGTTGCATTCCATACCATTGCCACAGAGAACTACCTCTGTACAGCGGAGGATATGTGGAGTACAGAAACCAAGTATGCAGTATTGCATCCAAAGTACAAGCGTGCTATAAAGCTTTGTAACAGCAGAAAGGAAGCTGAAGATGTCAGCGAGTCGAAAGCAGGAAGCTATGTCCAACTCCGTCACGGACGAAACGTCAGATGCGAAGGGAACTACTGTTCAGTTTCCCAGTTCTGCTCCCAGTACCAAGCCTCTATTTCAGGCGATCCTCAACGTCATGAAGGCGACGGGGATGGTGGCGAAGACTGGCCGTAACGATTTCCATGGTTACGACTATGCTACTGAGGCTGATGTTGTTGAATCCGTTCGTCCCCACATGGTTGCGAATGGACTTATGCTTATTCCTCATGTTGACACTGTGAATCAGGATCAGCACGGCAACACGAACATCATCGTGAACTACCGCCTGTATCATGTCAGCGGTGACTTCATCGAGTTCAATGTCGCTGCCGCAGGGAATGACAAGAACCGCAACGGCGTTGGTGACAAGGGTATCTACAAGGCTATGACTGGTGCGTCAAAGTACGCACTACTCAAGCTGTTCAGCCTTGCCACTGGCGACGATCCTGAGAAGGACGAGAACCACAAGCATGCCAAGAAGCAGGAAGATGATGAGCTTCCGCCGCTTCCGAAGCTTGACACGCAAGAGAAGTCGTGCGAGGTTCTTCTCAAGGCAGTCAAGATGTGCGCCGACATGGCGCGGTCCAAGGATGAATTGAACGATTGGTATCGAGAGGCCAACAACAAGAAGGCCATCGACTACCTGAAGAATAATAACGAAGCCTTGTTCAACGAGGCTCTTGAGTACCTCAAGAAGCGTAAGAGCGAACTCTAGGAGATTGATATGCCGTTTGGTGCATTGTTCAAGGTTAAGCAAAAGCGCAACGACAAGGCTCCCGACTACAACGGGAACATTGACGTTGACAAGGAACTGATCGATCTTGTCCAGAGCGGGGCTGAGAAGATTCAGCTTGCTGGCTGGCTCAAGACTTCGAAGGCTGGTAGCAAGTACATCAGCCTTCGTGTGTCTGCCCCCTATGAGAAGAGCAACAACAGTGGCGGGCAGCGTGCTTCTACCAACGACGATGACGTTCCATTTTGATAAGGAAAGATCGTCGGTCTAGAAGCAAACTACATATGAGGCGGGTGCGTAGCTTTCCCTGTCTCATATGTAGAACTACCACCGTAGACGCTCATCACCTCACGTTCGCTCAACCCAAGGCAATGGCAATGAAGGTTGACGACAAGTATACAGTTCCGCTGTGCCGCACGCACCATATGGATCTGCATGCTAATGGAGATGAGCGTCTATGGTGGGAACTTCAGGGTGTCAACCCGGAGGATTTTCTCAATGAGCATTTCGGAATCAGCTTACCGATTCGAAGCACTACTAACTTCGATTGAGCCTAACGCTGACAAGACCGCAAAGATCACGCTTGTTGTAGCACCCGATGATGTGACTGATATCCTGCTTGATATGAAGATCGGTGGTATCTTCATGGTCGCAGCAGTCCAGATGTCTGACGATGGCTCTGTGCAGAAACCTTACCTAATGGAGATGGGTGAGCGGGCACACAGATCGGCAGCCGCCCTATGCAGGAATGAAAGGTTTCAACAATGGCTCGTGAAAGAAAAACTGTCAAGCGGGCAGTCCGAGGACGAAGCGGCAAAGGCGGTAAGAAAGTTCTGCGGAGTAAAGAGCCGGTCAGAATTGAAGACAAACCAGAAGGCTATAATGAAGTTCGAACAGATTCGTTCGGACTTCAGGGAGTCAATACGAACTGGGCTGATATAGCCATGAACGTTATGCTTGGTGGACTGTCGCATGCCGTGACCAATGGTTTGCTGGTCGGACTCAACAAGGACAACGTGTCTACGATGGGCCTGTCTTACTTCGTCAGGCTGTATGATTCATTGATGCCTGACAGCAATGTCACGTTCAGGAGACAGAAGATGATTGACATCATCGATATGTATTTCTTGGCTTGCAACGAACAGCAAGGTGCCGCATGAAGGATTACGACAAGATTGGTTGGAAGGCTGAAGTCTCCAACACTATCTCCAACTGCATCACCGCGTTCTGCCTTGGCATTTTCGTCTGCGCTATTCTTTAGGTGCTATCATGTCTGACAAGATCAACCATCCTAGACACTACACCGCTGGCAGCATCGAGGTCTATGACTTCATCGAAGCATGGAACCTTGACTTCGCTTGCGGTAATGTCATTAAGTATGTTGCTCGCGCACCGTACAAGGGAAGCCATCTTGAGGACTTGAAGAAGGCCTCTTGGTATTTGAAGAAGGCCATCGAGAAGGAGGAAGCCCGCATCGCCTCCAAGGTTGCCAACGCTCTCGATGGCAAGAATCAGGCTGACGCTTCTCCGTTCTCCATTACTGCTGCCACAGCACATCAGGCGTGGATTGATCAAAAGAATATGTTCCTCAGATATAAAATGGATGAGGAGAAGAGGAAAGAACTTGAATCCAAGGCCATGCTTGGATATCCAAATGGTTCTGATTCGCTGGGTTAGCACAACGGTAGTGCAGGGTCTTTGTAAGGCCAAGGTTGGGGGTTCGAATCCCTCACCCAGCACCAATTGTCTAGTGCCCGTAGCTCAACTGGAAAGAGCATCAGCCTTCTAAGCTGAGGGTTACTGGTTCAAGTCCAGTCGGGCACGCCAATTGCTGGAGTCTGACATGCTTAGTAAAGACGACACTGAACAGCTTGACAAACTTCTTAATCTCGTAAAAACCTCAAAAGATTATGATCTTGTAGATGTATCATATTCTAAGCAAGAAGGTTGGAGAATTAATGTGTATCCTCATACTATAGACACCAGTGATGATTATGGTTATTCTGGATACACAAAGGAAAGACTTGGCAAGCTGTGCCTAGATAAGATAGCTTGGCTTGTACAAAAGAAACTTGGAGGGTGATGTGAGCGACAACGTTGTTAAGATGAGCAAGAAGTCTGGCAAGATTCCCTCCAGTGTTATCGACAGGCTGAAGGAAGAATACGAGGAGTTCGTTGTTATTGCCTTGACAAAGGATGGTGAGATGGCGTACTCCATCAACTCCGAGTCACATGGCAACGTCTTCCAGATGCTTCTGATTGCTGGAGGTCATGTCTACAAGGACCAGTTCAGTGCGTCTTAAGGACATCACTCCAGCCAAGTTCATCGAGGCAGTACTGTTGAACCAGTACATGCCTCCGATGTACATGCCTGAACCTTTCTATACACATACAAGTGTGCGTGCCCTGCATACCACTTGGCTCTACAGAAAGAAGAAGACACATGAACTGGTTTAGCTGGCTTGTGTTCGGGTTTATTGTCCTTATGATTTCACTGATTACATTCAGGGAAGTTAGAGGGCAGGAGTATCCGATCTACTCACCGACATTCCCGAGTGGCGTGACCACTGATGGAACCACGACGAGTACTTATACAACCGGAGAGAGCATCACTAACTTTGGTGGTGTGTATTTTCTGGGTGAGCGTAAGTCCTGCGCCAAGATTGGCAACGGATTCATTTGCAACTAGGAAGGGTGGCCGAGTGGTTTAAGGCTCTAGTCTTGAAAACTAGCGTGTGGGAAACTGCACCGCGCGTTCGAATCGCGCCCCTTCCGCCAACTACAGGTGAAGCATGAGCAAGATTGAAGAACTTGAGAAGGAAGTAGAGCGGCTTAGCAATCTGGTGTATGCCGTCGAGCCGTCCGAGTATGTGCCTGATGGCCTAACTTGGAAGCAACTGTGCGCCTACAAGGAGCAGGAGAAGAAGGGCGGCCAGCCCGTCGACACCTACCTCAAGACCCTGCGTGGCACGACAGACCTTCTCCTTGCCCACCACAGGCAGGCCGTCATGGCTATGGCTCAGGTAATGCAGGACAAGGAACTTCCGTACATCGAGGGCATCTGGAAGGAAGCCATGAAGGGTTTCATGCAGATGCCTGAGCATATCATGAAGGGGAACAAGTGATGTATATCATCGATATGAGGTCTAAATCATATTCGTGCCCAGTTCACAAGGATGTTTGCCTTGGCTCTGGTTGCGCCATGTGGAGGTGGAAGCCTGAGTTGAATCCTGACTGGAATCCTAAGCATGACATGATGATCATTGAGGATGGTCGTGACTACCGCACTGACCCGCCTCCCTACATTGAGTCAGAGACTCATGGGTATTGTGGTCTGGCTACTCGTCCTAACTTTCAGGGGTAGATATGAAAGACTTAATCACAAAGATTGTGGCTTGGTCTATCTTTAGTGCGGCCATCCTGTTTGCAATGTGTGTGATTGGTGGCCTCTACTATCTGTCACACATTCGGTTCTGTATGTAACACAGCGGGCATGGTATAGGGGCTGTGCCTCAGCCTTCCAAGCTGAAGAGAAGGGTTCGAATCCCTTTGCCCGCTCCAGATAGGTGAGATATGTTTGCAAAGATTGAGAAGATTGAGCGAGACGGATGGCTCCCTCCCAACCCGGAGCGTGCCACCGCTGGGTCTGCTGGGTATGACCTTGTGTCTGCCTCTAGGGACGTTATCGTGCTGCTTCCGGGGCAGCGCGTCATGGTTCCTACTGGCGTCAAGCTTGGCCTTCCTGTGGGTCTTGAGGCCCAGATTCGGTCACGCTCAGGCCTTGCTGCCAAGAAGGGCGTCATGGTCCTGAACAGCCCCGGCACCATCGACTCTGACTACCGTGGTGAGATCAGCGTCATCCTCATGAACTTTGGCACCGAGCCGTTCCCCATCAATCAGGGCGACCGCATCGCTCAGATGGTAATCGCCAGATACGAACGGGTCCAGTTTGTTGATGGTCTGCTAGACGAAACTGACCGTGGCGCTGGTGGGTTCGGATCAACTGGCACACGCGCATTCGATGTGGCTTGACATTTAAGCTACATCTAGTATAATGGGGGTTTTGGAGATCAATATGTCACTACCTACAGATTACCAGTCTTTCATCCATGCATCAAGATATGCACGATATCTTGATGATAAGCAACGCAGAGAGACATGGGAGGAGACTGTAGATAGATATATTAGTTTCTTTACAAATCATCTGAAGGAGAACTTTGACTTCTCCTTTGATGCCAAGACCCTCAACAAGATTCGCACATCGATCATCAACCTTGATGTTATGCCGTCTATGCGCGCCATGATGACGGCTGGCCCTGCTCTGGAGCGTTGCAATGTGGCTGGGTATAATTGTAGCTACCTTCCTATTGATGATCAGCGAGCGTTTGACGAGTTGCTATATATCCTTATGTGTGGCACTGGGGTTGGGTTTAGCGTTGAGCGTCAATTTGTTAACGAACTCCCTGTGATCTCGGACCAGTTCGATGAATCATCTACTACAATTGTAGTTGAGGATAGCAAGGAAGGCTGGGCAAAGGCGTTCCGCGAACTTGTATCAATGCTGTACGGTGGTCGCATTCCCAAGTGGGATGTGTCTAAGGTACGTCCTGCTGGCGCTCGCCTCAAGACTTTCGGAGGTCGTGCCTCAGGTCCTGAGCCTCTTGTTGATTTGTTTAAGTTTGCAGTAAGGTTGTTCCAGAATGCAAAGGGAAGAAAACTCACAAGTATCGAGTGCCATGACCTTGCTTGCAAGGTTGCGGAAGTTGTGGTCGTGGGCGGGGTTCGTCGTTCTGCTCTTATTTCTCTTTCTAACCTTAGCGATGACAGAATGCGCCAAGCAAAGTCAGGAGCTTGGTGGGAAACAGAACCCCAACGCGCTCTCGCAAATAACTCTGTGTGTTATACCGAAAGACCCGACACTGGGAGTTTCATGCAGGAATGGCTGGCTCTTTACCAAAGCAAGTCAGGAGAGCGTGGTATTTTTAACAGAGTAGCTTCCGAGAAGCAGGCTGTAAAGAACGGTCGTCGCGAGGGTGGTCATGAGTGGGGAACCAACCCCTGCTCCGAGATCATCCTGCGTCCTTACCAGTTCTGTAACCTGACTGAACTGGTGTGCCGTGCCGGTGATGACCATAACGATATGATGCGTAAGGTCGAGGTCGCCGCTATTCTTGGCACAATCCAGTCAACCATGACTGACTTCCGTTATCTTCGTCGTATCTGGAAGAAGAACACTGAGGAAGAGCGGCTGCTTGGAGTCTCGCTGACTGGCATCCTTGATAGCAAGTTTGTGTATGACGCTCCTGCTGAACATCTTGAGGCGTGGAGAGATCATGCTGTCTTTGTTAACAAGAAGCTTTCGGAGAAGCTTGGCATCAATCAATCGACTGCCGTCACTTGCGTCAAGCCTTCTGGTACGGTTAGCCAGCTTGTTGATAGTGCTAGTGGTATTCATGCACGTCACAGCCCTTATTATATTCGGCGCGTTCGCGGGGACAAGAAGGACCCAATTACTACATTTATGTCGCTGGCTAATATCCCGGTTGAAGATGATGTGATGAAACCTGAGGCGACCGCCGTGTTCTCCTTCCCGATCAAGGCTCCGGAAGGAAGCATCACGCGGAACGATCTCAGTGCCATCGAGCAGCTTGAACTTTGGCTCAAGATTCAGCGTCATTGGTGCGAACACAAGCCGTCAATCACTGTGACGGTGAAGGAACATGAATGGGTTGAGGTTGGTGCGTGGGTCTGGAAGCACTTCGATGAAGTGTCAGGCATCTCGTTCCTGCCTCACTCAGACCACTCATACAGACAGGCCCCCTATGAGGAATGCGATAAGGAGACTTACGAGAAGCTTCTCAGTTCTATGCCTACGGCTATTGATTGGAGAGAGCTTGGGAAGTTTGAACAGGGAGACAGAACGACAGGTTCGCAAGACCTTGCGTGTTCCGCAGGAGTATGCGAGGTCGTGGACCTCACTTAAAGACTAAATGGCACGGAGTGTAGCTCAGCTTGGTAGAGCATCTGCTTTGGGAGCAGAGGGTCGTAGGTTCGAATCCTGCTACTCCGACCATTTTCTTCTTGACGTTAGTTCGATCTAGTGTAGAGTGTCTTTGTGATTGTGGAACGGCTACGTGGATGCTGCTAGTTAGACCACGGACATGCATGCTTACGTCTAGAGACTAGCCCACAATCACAAGGCTAATCCTGTGTGGCTACCACAGGACGCACATTAAAGCGGTAGGGGCGAATGCCTACTCCGGATGTCGTAACCGGAACAAACAAGGAGAAGTCTCTTGGCACCTAGGACAAAAGATACATTCAAGAATGAAAAGAAAATTCTTGAACTCCTGAAGAAAATAGAAGAAGTTGCAGATAGAGATCATGATGGTCACTTCACAATCATGAAGTTTACCACTAACTGGCGTGCGTGTTTTGGGACCCCATACAATGATCCCATCACAGATCTTTCTATGACAAAGGATGATCCTTGCTATGAAGCAACTGTTCCTGCAATGCCAAAGGGTAAGACGCTTGAAGCTGCCTTAAAGAACCTAATAAAGAAAGAAACTCTTAAAAGACTTGGCGCTTAAACAAGGCCATTACTAAAGCCATCGGCCTAGCAGCACTGGAGAAGCTTAAGTGAAGAACGTGAAGGAAGTCCTGTCGGCTGAGAATGTGCTGGCTGCTGAGAACAAGCAGCTTCGCATTGCTGTGCGCGACTATGCCAAGGAGGTTGATTCCTTGCACGGTCGTCTTCTGTCCGAGGACAAGGTCAAGGAACTGATCCTTGGCGTCAAGGACAGGAAGCCTGTGCCTCCGGTCTGGACATCCAAGCCCGCCCATGCTGGCTCTCCCGGCATTCCCATGACCATCTGGTCTGACTTCCATTGGGGTGAGGTGGTGAAGAGCAATCAGGTGCATGGCCTGAACTCGTTCAACCTGACCATCGCACGCCAGCGTCTCCACCGTCTGGTGGATAAGACCATCAGCCTGTGCTACGAACACATGGTCAACCCCAAGTATCCGGGTATTATCCTGATGCTGGGTGGTGACATGGTGTCAGGAGACATCCATGATGAACTTGAGATCACGAACGAGGTCCCTGCTGGCCCTGTTCTTATTGATCTGCTAGAGAATCTTATTGCTGGTATTGATAAGTTTCTGGCGAAGTTTGGCAAGGTATGGGTTGTTGGCGTTGCTGGCAATCATGGACGCACAAACAAGAAGCCGCGCTTCAAGAACAGGCAGTACACGAACTACGACTGGATCGTGTACCAGCTTCTGAGGACTCATTATAAGGGGAATGCGAACATCCAGTTCTTGATCCCTGATGGGGCCGATGCGATGTTCTCTGTGTATAATACCAAGTTCCTGCTGACACATGGTGATAACCTTGGTGTCAACGGTGGTGACGGTATTATCGGACTGATTGGTCCGGTGATGCGCGGTGACTTCAAGATCAGGAACGCGCAGTCTGCTATTGGTATGCCGTATGATGTGCTGGTGCTTGGTCACTGGCACACCTACTTCCCTACTCCGAAGATCATTATCAACGGAAGCCTGAAAGGATTTGATGAGTATGCCCACCTCAAGCTACGTGCGAAGCCTGAACGCCCAATTCAGGCGCTCTGGTTTGTCCATCAAGACAACGGCATCACGAACCACTGGCCAATCTACTGCGACGAAACCAAGTCCAAGGCAAGTGGAAAGGTCTTTCTGGCTGCGTAAGAAGCGGCACACGGATCACTTCTGCGAGACAGATGTGTTCCATGCGCCGGATGATAGAAGGTCAGAGTTGACGTTCTGCGTCAACTGCTGCGAGGTTGTCGTCAGGGACAAGACAGGAGCCTACAAGAAACTGTAGTTACTTCTTCCTGACGTAAACCCTGTTGTTGTTCTTGTTGTAGATGAGCCTTGATGGGTCTGTGCTTAACTTTCTCGCGCCCCTGTCAATGGCTCTCTCTTCTGCTGTCATCATGTTTCTTGCATGTCCGCTTGGAGTCAGTGTCTTTCCATCAGGCATCAGGTGTCCGCGACTCTGCAAGATTTTGATAGCCTTTTCTCTGTCTCCCAACTGATATGCAAGCCTGTCTACCAGTTGGTATCTATCCGAGAAGTCTGTCATTTGCTCCTCGCTGTACCCTCAACGCTCTGCCTGATGACTTCCATAACTTGTGGAGAAATCTTGGAGTCCTTGACAAAGTCTCGGAGTTCCTTGGATTTCTCCTCAAGCATTTTTGTATACTTCTTGTTGATGCTTTCGATCTCACCCTTTGACAGGGTGGGGTCCATCAATGCGTTTCTTCTACCAGTCTTGATGTCATCGATCTCTCTGTTGAACTTGTTTAGGTTCATTGCATACTGAGCGAATGACGGATGGTAGATATTGAACCCAAAGATGTTGGCAAAGATTTCACCGTAATCCTTTGTAGGCATTCCGGGCTTCTTGCCAGTTGGATCTTCAAACACCTTCTTCAACAGGTTGACAACCGGAGACTCAGCGCCAGCGATAAGCTCAGTATCGCTGATGCCGTGCCCAGCAATGAACCTAGGCATATCCTTCATGAATGAAGGAGTGAAGGAGTTGAGAAGGTAGTTGAATGACAGGGCAACCTTCTCGTCGTATGATGCTCCCTTCGGGAAGATATCGTTACCAGTGAATGGGTCCTTCTTGGCAAGCAACGCCACACCAAGATCAGCGATTGGTCCTCCGAAGAATCCGAACGCCTTGAACGCCTCAACAAAGTCACCCTTAAGAAGAGCGTCGGCAAACTTATAGATGTTGTTGAAAGGCATGTACTTGCCGAAATCGAACGCATCTGTTGGGCTGTATGCAAGAAGCATTGGGTTCTGTGCAGCCTTGAGCGAGATGAACTTTTTCATCTTGTCCTTGTCTTCAGGATCGCCGCCAGCATCAGTCATTGCAGCAGAGGCGTACATTGACACGCCAGCGAACAGCATGGCATATGGGGCGAACTTCCAAGGCTTTGTAAGAGCCGTCTCGATGAGCAGCGGAGTCATTTTGTAGGACCAAGTCAAGAACGGCGCTCCGAACGGAACGTTTCTGAGAGCCTTAACTGAGTCATGAACCTCGCTGTAATCGAACAGGTACTTGTTTGCCTTGAGTACAGCCTGCTCCTCAGACAGACCCTGACGCTCGATGGCATCCTTGATGACGGCCGCCTTGAAGACGGTCTCGATTGAGCCGTACATATTGCTGGCCTTGTCTTCAAGATTTCCATATGCTCTGCCAAGTGCATTGAACATGCCCATGACATTGCCGAGTCCAGATGAACCAATCTGTCTATTGCGGAGTTCATCGTACAGACGGTGAAGCTCAACCTCAGACAGTGTTGTTTCCTTGAGTCCGTACTTATGGACGAGATCGTAGTATCTTCCTCTCTTGTCTACAACAATCTCCTTGAACACGCTGGCAACCCTAGGGAAGATTAGACGCATTGGCACATCAGCGAAATGCATCATAAGTGTATTGGAGATAATGTTTGTGACAATGGTAGGAGGATTCATGGCGACCTTTGCCACCTTGAAGTGGCGGGTAGCCTTGGCCATTAGGCCACCATCAGAGAACGCGGCAGCAACGGCGCTCATGTCGTTTGGAACGAATGAACCCATTCCCATGATGTCTCTGTAGATTGGGCGAGCAAGCCACACTCCAGCCAAAGGACCGAATCTCTTCGGGTCCTTGGCAACCTTAATGTATCTTCCCTTGTCAACGTTGGCGTCAAGCTGGCTCTCGACGTTATTGATGAACGAAGTGAGATGAGCAAGCTCGTCGTTTGCAACAGCAGCCCTTGAAGGCTCAACCGTTCCATCAGAGATCATGCTTTCAAGTCTATGCTTGAACATCTTCAGTTCAGGCAGTGACTTCTGGTATGTATGCCCTGAAGGGTTTGTATATCTGATTGCATCCATCCCAATGATCCATTGACCCTGTCCAATGTCATTGATCTTCTTGAAGAAGTTTAGAATGGCAAGATCACGGAGCGGAGAGAACAGAGCTTCCTGAACAAGGAATGCAGGATCGTCAATCTCTCCGAGGCGGGTTCTCTCCTCCTCAGTCAAGTCTTGACGATGCTCAAGGTAGTACTGGTAAGAAGGCTTGATGCCTCCCCTGACATGCTTCTTATCGATATAAGCCAGATATACTCTGGGCAGATACGAATCAAGGAAGCGGTTTCTTTCGTTCTGGCTGATCAGATTCTGCCTGACAAGCTCGTCTCCGATATCGTTGATGATATCCTTGACGGCGACCGCCGCCCTTCTTGCTTCAGCATTACCAATACGGTCAGGCAGGGCACCTCTTGTTGTCAGGTAATCGTAGATAGCCTTCTTGTCTCCCTTGGCATCACCGATAGCCTTGACGTAGTCATTGACCTTTCTGGTCATCTCGGCAATGTTTCCGACAAGAAGCGCCCTAGCAATGCGGAACTTGTCAGCACCCTTACCAAGCATATGGAATGGGTCAATCACTTCCTTGATATAGTCTTTGTAGGTTTGGGAAGTGCGAGTGCCCTCTTCAGCGGTAAGCTGAGAAAGATATCTATTGTTGTTAATGATAAGCTGGTTGATCTGGTTGCTTCTTCCAACCTGCGTAGGTGTATTAAGATTAATATTCACAGGATTGGAAGGACCAACTCTTGCCTGCTTTACAGGCCCATTCTTTTGGCGAACACTTCCTTGGTCGGTGACGCTTTCAGCTTCGATAGACATTCCTTTAGGAACAAAGAAACCTCCTTCGCTTCCTTCTTGTCTTCCGGACGCGACCTCTTGTCTTTCTCTACCAGAAACATACTCATCTCTAGACCGAACAGCCTTTCTTCCAGAGTCTTCTTCCAGTTCGGGTCCTTCGCTGAGCCTTTGGTCATCGAGGGAAGTAGAATTGTTTTTCGTATCATCTCTGTCGTAGACATCTTTCATCGCCTCATATTCTGTTAGATAATCTGAATAGATTTTTTCAAACCTCTTCATGAGGTTTGACATGGTTGGTCCAGCTTTACCATCGGTGTCGTGAAGAAGTGTGTCAAGCACAACCTCTTCTACGCAGAAATCATTGTTATGTCCTCTTGCAACTTCATGAGCTGCTTCGTGTTTCATTACTCTGAGCCAGTACGGACCCATTATTGACGGAGTAAGTTTGATATTTCTAGATGAAAAGAATTCAGTGTAGAAAGGATTTAGGTACATGCCGGAAAGTGGGAATCTTGCATTGACTCCAGCGTAATCCTTATCCAGTGATATTCCAGCAATTCTTTCTTCCGCTCCGGGGAGATATGACTTATAATCAGGATTTACCTCAGCAACAGCAGCAATATTCTTAAACGAAAAATCATGAACAACCTTGCCAAGCTCAAAGAAGAACTGCCTTGCTCTTTCTGGCTGGATGCCGTGTTCGCTAGCGGCCTTTTCTACAATGTCAATGTCAAGATTGTTGTGGAAGTAAGGCTCAAAAGAAGGAAATTTACTCTTGTCTCCAGTAAAAACATTGTTTTTAATGTCTATGTCGCTAAGACCGACATCAACCTTCTCAAACTGGGTTGACTTGCCTGAGGTATTTGTTGGGCTGCTAATGCTCTTGAATCTAAATCCACCGCCAGACTCTCCACTAGACTGCTTCATCTTATAAAACGATGACATCGCCTTGACTTGGCTCTGCATAACCAAATCGTTATGCCTCTTCCAGACAATTGCTTCAAGTGTCCCCAAGTCTCCCTTGACAAACTCAGAGAAGTTCTCTCTATCAGGTGTAAACGGATATGCTGTTGATGTTCCTTCTTTCTTTCCTTCTCCGATGTACTCCTCAAGATCAATTGGGGCTGGAGTGTTGTATGGCTTTACATTGAATATCGACTTAATCTTTGGAGACTTAAAATTATCCATAATAGAATAATTGAACTGATAAACTCCAGCGCTCAAAACCTGAGCGCGTTCGCTGCCTTCTTCAAGCTTCCTGCCAAGATATACGTCAACTTCTCCCCATGAAAACTTTTTTGTTTGAGGAGGATCAAACTCACTTAGGTCTGTAAGTTCTTTGATCTCTTCAGGCTCTTCATCTCTTTGCCAGTAAGCTCTTTCGTAGAACTTGGCGTTGCCGATGAACTTTCTATTACGTCCATGAAGAACACGAGGATACAAAACTGAATTCTCAACTTTATTCCCAGACATTCTGTCGACAGATTCCTTGGGAATTTTAACCTCGACAGAAGTTCCATTTGGCGCGCTGGGAGTTGACTCCTTGTCAATCTTAATGTCAGTTCCATCTTCATACATCTTCTTGATGGCTTCACCAGAAGTATGAATTCTATACGTTACTCCATCCTTTGTAGTTTTGATTTTGATGTCTTCAGCCGCAAGAAGATAAGCAAGTTTTGCAAGACCAAATCCACCTGATCTTTCCTTTGGATCAAGTCCCTTCTTGTCGCTTCCGAATACAGTAAAGAACGCCTTGCGAAGAACATCTTCGTCCATTCCGATACCGTTATCGGACACCTTCATGATGTTTTCTTTGGAATGATAATCATAGATAATCTTTCCCGGCCCAAGCAACACGCCCTGAGCTTGAGCCATCTTCACTGAGTCAAAGGCATTCTGAATAAGCTCCTTCGAAGCAACCTGACCAATGTCATTCTTGTACATCTGACTGCCAAGGAACTGGAGAAGTCTAGGAACGTTGATCCAGTTCTTCTTTTCCTCCAGTGGAGGGCCTCCATTGTCGCCAACCCTTGACTGCATAGGCTGCGTCTTGGCGGCATCCTGCGTGGCCTTGCGACCACCAATCTCTCCAGTTCTTATTGCATTGAAGATGGCGTCAGGTGTGGTGTTGTTTGTCTTGGCTGTTGAAAAGATACTCTTGAAGAAGTTGATGATGCGTTCGAAAAGACTTCTTGGCTTTCCAACAGGCTTGAAGTCGCCAGCCTTGAAGGCACGGGCAGCCTCCGCAACAGCCTCTTCGATCTGTGCCTCTGTGGACAAGTCTGGATAGACAATCTTGGCACGCTCAAGGAATCTCTTGCCTTCTCCGCTCTTCACGAAGTTCTCAAGGATGTTCCATTCAGGCTTGGTGAAAAGACCAGCGGCCTTCAGGGAATGGATGATCTCATGGTTGAGAACGTCCATCATTTTGTCAACGATCTGGTCAACAGAAAGGTTTGGATCGTAGATATCTGAGGCGAAGGTAATTGTCTTGGCCTGAGGATTGTACTCGGCCTCTACAGCACCGGCACCTCTCTGTGCCTGACCCTGTTCATTGGCCAGATAGTCCACGACCTGAGGCGAGATGCCCTGCTTGGTCAGACCCATCCTGTCGAATGCGGTCTTCAGGGCAGCCTTCATCTTGGACTGTTCCTGAACCTTCTGCTGGCCGATTACTTCCGCTGGGCGGTACGGTCCTTCTGTTACTCCGTACTTCTTCTTGGCCTCGTTAAGATTATTCTGGGCCTCATTAAGCTGTTCCTGAGCCTTGTCGATACGCTTCTGTAGAGCGACCTTGGCCTTGTTGTTTTTGGCTTTTTCGGCAGCTTCTGTAAGCTTGTTTACTCTATCCTGCTGCTTCTCAACAGCCTCAGAAAACGGACGGACAGGGCTGTTCTCCCAATCTTTAGAGGCTCTCTCTTCAGCGATCTGCTGCTCTCTGGCCTGCCTAGTTATGCTATCTGGCTGGGCGCTAACAATTGCAGGTCTATTTTTTCCAAGCTGCTCTTCTTCCTTAACAAGAGCATCTCTTCCAGAAATCTTTCTAAGGTTGTTGATTACATCTAGAGGCTTTGTTCCTGCATTTACTTCAATTCCATTTTCGGCAGCGATGACCTTTAGATCTTTGGTCATTCTCTTCGGAATTGAATCGATTGTATCATGCTTATTAATTAGAGCTTCACCTCTTGCCGTAGCACCAAGCGCGGGGATTGTTAGACCCTTTGCCTTTACTCCGGGGTACTGCTCTTCAATAAGTCTGTCAGACAGTTCCTTCGGGTTGTGAATATTCAGTTCTGCAATTTCAGCAGGATATGTAATGTTAGATGCAATTGTGCGGTCGTCAGCGCCACGGTTTCTTCTATGTTCATTGATTTTAAGCGCGAGCCAACCGTCAGACCCCTTAAGCTTAGACTTGTCAATTGGAATATAGTCTGGGTTTGCAAGAGCCTTAAGAAGATCGCCGTGCTGTTTGCGAATAGACTTAAGTTCTTCTTCTTCTGCCCTACCTTCCGATTCTTCAAACAATGAATTGAATTTATCTGAAGCAGCCTTTGCCTCTTCCATTGTTCTGAAGCCACCCTGAACAGGGTTTCCGCTCTTCTCTCCAACAATTACAAAATTGTCACCCCTGAGTTCTGGGTATGTTCTCTCTTCTGGAGCGGGGGCACTATCCTCTGCTCTCTTTGGTGGAGCTTCAAGCTTGGGAACATATCCCATTCCAGCAGCTTTAGCAGCCTCTTCAGACTGAGCCTGCTCCTGCTGTCGTCTGGCCTCATCAGCCTGAATGAATTCCTGCTGTCTCTGACCAACGTACTGCGTCTCCTCTGCGGCAAGACGCTTCTTCTCTTCCTCGTCGGCGGCTGCTTTTGCAACCTGAGCCTTGGCTCCTGATTTCTCAATCATCCTTCCGGGGCCGCCAAGAGGAGCAACGCTGATTGAAGTCTTATATGCAATCTCTGCATATTCCTTTAGAGCATCATCCGAGAACAGATCCAATCCAGCCTGATATCTTTCGATCATCTGCTGTGCGACTTCTGTCGGAACTTCAGCGATCATTCCAACAGCAGTACCCTTTGCAAGGGTCTTGGTGATTGACTCGGCGGCAAGCTTCTCAGCGGCAGCAGTCCCGCTCTTGGATGCAACCTTTGAGAATGGAGCAATGATTGCCTTACCGAATGGAATCATGAAGCCAGCGGTATCAAGTCCAGCCTGAGCAAGAGCGCCAATGGCAGCGGCTCCTACATCCGGGTCGATTGGCTTCCCTTCATTTGCCTGCTTCTCAAACTGACGCTCTAGATTTGTTCCCAACTGTGTAGCGCCAGAAACAGCACCCATGCCAATAGCGGCACCAGCGGGGCCTCCAACCAATCCGCCAACAATACCACCAGCCATTGTCGGAAGAATAGAACCAATGGCACCCGGAACCTGATACAGAACTTCTCCAGCGGCAGGAAGAATTCCCTTCTCTTCGTATGCCTTCTGAACTTCAGCAAGGCCTCTCTCCGGCCCATACTTCTCCGCAATCTTCTTCTGTCTCTCTTCTGCTCTATGAGCAACAGCAGCCTTGTCTTCTTCTGTGAGAGTCTCGTATGCTGTTCTGCCTGAAGAGATAAGGCTTTCTGTCTGGCGACTAAACTCTTTGCCAAGCCTACCAAATACTCCCGGCTCTTCCTGTGCCTTCTTCTCTTCTGCTCTGGTAGCGGGAGGCTTTGGTGGAGAAAGCCTTCCATACAAATCCATAAGCTGCTGGTCAGACATAGACGAAAGATCTTTTGACTTCTTGCCTCCGCTGTTATACAGATGCATCAGTTCTTCGTCAGAGAGAGATGAAAGGTCCATTACTAAATAAGTCCTCTTCTTTTGGCTTCGGCACGAACCGCATCATAGTTGGTTCCTGTCTGCCAGTACTTTAGGGCCGCTTCAGCGCCTTGGATCTGCTGATTAAGTCTGTCTCTCTCAATCTCAAGAGCCTTCGTATCGGTGATGCCAAATGATTGAGGATTGAGAATCATTCTATTGAGATCAGCAAGCTTTGATTCTGCCGCAACAAGTTCCTTTGTAGAAGCGGCAATATTTGCTCTTCTGTCGGAAGCTTCCTGAGCCTGAATCATCTTTGATGTCTGCATCATCGCAGTCTGGAGCGCTCTCTTGTCATGGTTAGCCTGAATGACATAGTTCATGGCCTGAGTAGCGGCGGTCTTGTTGCCCTCCTGCTCAAGCTTGATTGCCTCAATTCTATACTTACGCATGTCATCTTCAGCTTTTCTTTCTTTTTCCTTGGCAACCTGAGCAGCAAGTCCAGCGTTTGCAACCGCGTCGGCAAAGTTGACGCTACCCTTTCTCTGACCGGCAAGTGTCTTCGCGGCAGAAAGCATGGCGTCAATAAACTTATTATTGCCCATCTCTCGCAGAGCATTCTGATGCTGCTTCATCTGTTCCTTCATTTCGTCAGGAACACTTGATCCAATGGCATCCTTGACCTGCTTGAGAACCTGAGAGAATGACTGATCTTCTCCAGCACCACCCGGAGCGCCAGCACCAGAGCCACCAACTCCTCCGACACCACCTTGAGCAGAACCAGCGGTAGGAATACCCTTATCTCCTCCAACAGGAGGTCTGGCCCTCGGAGCGCCCGGAATACCCTGAGGAGGAACAGGAGGCTCAGTCCCAGCCGGTCCACCGCCATCAACAGACCTAGGAAAAGTAGTGCCGTCAGGCTTAGGCTGCATAGATCTATTGGTGCTTGGGTCTTCGAAGCCTTCCTTCATTCTTGCGCGGACAGCAGCAATCTGTGTATCGATCTGAGAAATTTTCTTAGCTCTCTCTTCTCTCTGCTTGTCAGTAAGCTCCTCAAAGAGGCCTGTTTCATACTTCTCTCTCTCATCAATGAGAGCCTGAAGTTCGTGAGAAAGCGGGTTTCCTTTCAGCCAAGTGCTTAGTCCGCTGGTTGATTCATCAAGCCAGCGACCGGCAATAGAAGACTTGGGAGCCTCCTCCTGATAAGCCTCATCGTCTCCGATACCGGGAAGTCCAATTCCAGTGGCTGTATAAGGAGCGCCGGGAGTAGCAGTTCTGGCACTCTCAAGTCTGCGCTTTCCAGCCGTGGCACCTTCGTAGATACTCTTGATGCCAGATCCAAATCTGTCGACAGCCTGACCAGCTTCCTCCCTAGACGGGACAGCATCCCACATTCTCCCGATCAGACCCTTTGTTCCTTCGTAAATCTTCTGAGGGACTGATCCAGAATCTGTATGCACAGGAGCAGCCTGAGGGTTTACACCCGGAGTAGATGTTGGAGTTCTTGAGAAAATTCTTTTTGCGTCATCTACACTCATGCCCGGAGGAATGATAACTTCTTCTCCATTTGATAGTGTAAGCATATTTCCAAAAGGAGTTTTCTTTACTTCTCCAGAGCTAACAGGTGTTCCGTCTGAACTTTCATTAAGATAAATAGGACCACCATTGTTTCTGTTCATTGGAGGTCTGCCAATTGACTGAACAATCTGGGCGGCCCTCAACGCAGCGAGACCTCTTTCTGAATCTGTCTGTTCTTTTTTCTTTTCTGGGTACATAAATCTAGAATAATATACATCTCCTCCCTGAGTGGGATTGATGGCTCCCTGCCTTTGCGGAACATATGTATCAGCTCCCTCTGGCCTAACTCTGGGAGGCTCTGAACCAATTCCAAGAATTTGTGCCGCGTTCCTGTATCTGTCATTATAATGAATTGTCTTTGTCGGGTCTTTTGCGGAATAATTCTTTGGCCTAAGATAAGAAAGAACTGCGTTATTCGCGTCATTCAGGCTGCTTGCTGATCTGAGCTTCTTTCCGCTTGATGCCTCTTTTCCACCAAGTTCATTATGAATGAAATCAATCTGTGTATCTACATCATATGGGTTGATGTTTTTCGAATTGGCATAATCAATCAAGCTGTTGAATCTGTCAGGACTCCACTGCATGAGACCCATTCCGGGTCCTTTGATCTGCTTCTGTCTAGGGTTTCCATAGCTTTCATGCTGAGCATTACCGGCAAGCGCGGCGGCAGCCTGATCCGAATATCCAAGCTGCTTAAACTTGTTGAAAATATATTCAGGAGAAACAATACCTGAAGGATTAAAATCACCCTTAGAAACAACTGGAGGTGGGCTTGGAGACGGAATGTCAGTTCTAGAAACTGGTGCCTCTGCAATTTCTGTGTCTCCTGAGTACACGTAATCTCCATCGGAGCCACCAGCAAGCCTGAGAGCGCCACCCTCAGCAGCATACTGAGGAGGATTGTAATCGGGTTCCTCCAGATCCTGCATCTGCTTTCGGCGCATTTCAATAATCTTCAATGCTTCTCTGGGGAGTTCTTCTGAATAACCCATTGAGAGAGGCGAAACCTTTGTGATTCCGCCCTTGGCTGCCATTTGTGGCGGCTGCATTGAGGCAATGCCTTCTGGCTCCTCGCTGCCAATCATCTTCTCGGCAACAGTCTGTGTTGGTGCCTTGGCCTGAGAGTTCGCCATGTTCTGTCTTCTCTGCATCTCTGAGAAGACCACAAACTGTGGAATGGTTCCGCTTGTATAGGCCTGCATAAGCTGTTCGTTTGAGAGCTTCTGAACAATGGCCTGAGCCTGATTAAGTGAAAGAGCCATTTTTATTTCCTTATCCGAAAGCCCTAGCAAGGCCAGCGCCACCAATGCCCAGAGCAAGAGCCTGAGACACAGGATCATACGGCTGCTGGTATGTAGCCTGAAGAGTGCTGGGCTGAATGACCTGTCCTCTGAGGATTGAACTGAGGAACTGTTCCTGCTGCATCGGGTAGTACTGTTGAGATAGAAAGTCCTGATATTTCTGATTAAGCTGCGCCTGCTGTGCCTGCTGCTGAATATTGCCAGCAGTGAGAAGTTGACTGGTATCGAACGCACCGGCTTTCTGAGCGGTGGTGCCAAGTGAACCCAAGCCTTGAGCTAGTCCAAGACCAGCCTGCCCAGCGCCGAGCCAAAGATTGGCGGCCTGCTGCTGAGCCTGAGCATTGGCCTGCTGCGCCTGCAATGACTGTAGGCCCTGATTCTGTAGAGCCTGCTGCGTGGCCTGTTGCGCCTGAATTCCCTGCGCTCCTGCGGCCTGACCAGCCTGTTCTGCAAGCTGCTGACCCTGAAGATACTGCGCTCCTCCAGTCTGTCTTGCCTGTTCTGTGGCCTGTTGAGCCTGTAGACTCTGCGCTCCTTGAGCCTGTAGAGCCTGTGCCATCGCCTGCTGAGCTTGCAGAGACATACCTCCCTGAGTCTGTCTGGCCTGTTCTGCGGCAAGCTGTGCCTGAAGGCTCTGCGCGCCCTGTGTCTGCTGTGCCTGCTGGGTCGCTCCATACTGGAACTGGGAAGCGTTCTGCGCCGCCTGCGCTGCCGCAAGCTGGGCGGCTCTATCTGCTCCAAACTGCTGAGCCGCCTGATTATACGCTGCCTGATCTCCCTGAACCTGAATCTGGTTCTGAAGCTGGCTAAGGTTTCTGGCTCTCTCTGCTTCAACAAGTCCGTGTCTGTAGCCGCCGTATCCTCCAGCCTGAGTGGCCTGAGCCTGCTCTCCAAGTCCACCAATAGCCGACTGTCTGGCCGCCTCTCTCTTGGCGACATCTGTAACAGACTGCTGGTACGGACTCATATACTGCTGGGCCTGCTGCTGATTCCACATCTGAGCAGGCTGCATAATTCCTGACGTAGGCGTATAGCTGCCAGCCTGATACTGTGAGCTAATGTTTCCGGCGTTATACGTATTTTGGATATTTGGAGCCTGATACGTGCTGCTGATAATTCCGGGAGTGTAGTTGCTTCCAATCTGCCCCGGCTGATAGCTTGATGTAATTGGCGAAGCTTGATACTGACTCTCGATTGTCGGTGCCTGATACCCAGCAGCATTATTGATGCTTGCTGAGGCATTCCCAAGAGCGCCTCCAGCGGCGTTAATATATGGTGTGGCGATGCCTTGGCTGGCTGAGATATTGCTGATGGCTTTAGTTGTCTGCGGCGCTAGGTCTGCAATCCTCTGTTCTGTATAAGGAGTATATGGCTGCTCGCTTGTAGCCTGCGCTCTCTGGAGCAGGTTTTCGAAATACGGACGCGCGTACTCAGGAATGTTTGACTGTGTAACCGTAGAGCTTGTAGGCTGCGGCTGCTGTTGCTGCTGTCCACCTTTACCCATCTCTTAAATCCTTTTCATATATATAGAATGCTGGCGTGCATCCAAATTGCTTCATGAAGCGCAACCAACCAATTCGGCCAGCGCCCTCAATCTTTGAGCAACCGTTGTCGCGAGCAAATGATTCCAATGTGTTCCACATATCTGAAGACCACTCACGCAATCTTCTTCCTCCTGTGAACTGGAGGGCGAGAACCTTCATTCCCGGATAGTCAAGAAATTGACCTGTAACAAATCCATGGGTATCATGATTGTCATCATGGGCAACCCAGAGAAAGACTGTTCCATTTTCACAGTCTTGCCTGATATCTTCTGACTCTGTTCTGTCTCCAGAGTACTTTGCTGACTTATCTACAAATGCCTTGATCACCGGCCAGACCAGTGATACATACTGAGAAGGAACTTGTTTAATATGCATTCCTGATTATATCAGACAGACCTCAAAGAAGCAAGGCCTCCTGTCTCTGCCATCTTTGGCGGCTGCTTCTTGGAGCCGAACTTCTTGTGTCGAATCTCCTCGACAATCTTCTTCATCCTCTGAGCGCCCGCCTTGCTTGACCCATCCCCAAGGGCAGAGATAGTCTGGGCATCGACAACATACTCACCATCACTCAGGTAGACATCCCTACGCCCGTCGATGGTTCCCTTGATTTTGTCATCCATACCAGCACCCGGACCCCTGATCATACCAGAGGGAAGCTGAGCTACTCCTCCACCAGCAAGTTCATAGGGTGTGCCGTCAGGCTGAATGTAGGCGTGCTGCTGGCCTCCAGTGGCGGCGTAGGAAGGATACCCGCCCCAAGCAGGATTAGGCTGGAAATATGAAAGCTCACCCCTATATGTTTTAGGGTCGTAACCCGGAGGAACAACACCGCCAGTTGGAATTCTAGGAGGGTTGGCTGCGGTAGTGAGGGTGGGAGCCTGACCCTGCTGCGGCATCATGGGTTGTGGAGCAGATGGAGGCTGCTGGCTGCCCTGAGCTAGACCGTAAGCACTGCCCAAAGTCATAGCAGCAGGCAAAAACATCTTGCTGCTCCAGTTCTGTGGATTTACAATACCAGTTCCAATGTTCTGGAAAGTCTGAGGAGCGTTCTGGAATCCAGAAGAAATCTTATCAAAGAATCCTAGCGATTGCTTCGCTGGTGCCGCCAATGTTGTTGCGCTAGTTGTCGGTGCCGTAGCATCACCAGCAATGGAGCCAATAGATGGATCGATTGCCCTGTCAATTGCTGAAGTTGAAACCATCTTTGATGGATCTAGCGCGCCAGCCGCACTCTTTGCCGCCGTGCCTGTGATTCCCTCGGCAGCGCCAGCACCAGCTTCCCCAAGCATCCCGCCAAGAGATCCCAACCCAAACGACATCAATCCTGAAAGGATACCCTTGCCAAGATTACCTGTCGCCGCCCATGTTCCAAGACCACCAACGGCAGCACCAAGCCAAGGCATGCCAACGACAGAGCCGATAACAGTACCTGCAATACCCGGAAGGATGTCTGTAAGGAAGTCAGCCTCTGGCAGGCCGGTTCTCGGATTGATTGGCATACGACCTGATGGGTGCAGCGAGCCAAGACCCTGAACCTCTCTTGGTGTCATATGCACAAGCATGCTGTCGTTGTTTGTGCCCTGAGACGCAAGATGCTGAGCCATCTGCTGGTTGGCCTGAACAGGACCGCCCTCGGCAAGACCCTTGATGACCATGGCAGCAGGAGAAAGAGCAGAGACAATGTCTCCCTTCTCAAGCGCACGCATACCCGGACCCTTCAGGATTCCGCCAATGTTGCCCTGACCAATGTCATACGCCCACTGCCCAATGTAATCATTAGGATTGCCACCAGACTGAGGCTGTGTTGTTTGTGTTGAGTCAGACTGAGGGTCTCCATAGATTTCCCTATACTTACGCATAGCCTCCTCAGGGGTAGAGGCAGCGGTCGCCGCGCTGGCTGAAGGAGCGTTTACGTTTCCTCCACCAGCATAGTATCTGGATCTAACAACCCCACCCCTCGCATAGTCAGCAGCATCAGCGCTGGATGGTCCGACACTTCCCGCATCTACACCGGCGACACCCTCTCCAGTGCCAACTCCTGCGCCAACTCCTCCAACTCCAGCAGCCCCTGTAGCACCATCAGCGCTACCCTGAAAGATACCGTAGTCAACTCCAATAGGTCTTGTGACTGAGTTGCTCTGAGCGCCGATATACTGATTAGGACCCTTGCTAATCTCGCTGCCATCCAGTGCCATGTTAGGGCGTGCGCCAGCGGCAGGAGCGGCAGGAGCAGACTGAGCGGCCATCATATTCTTAACCGCTGGAGGAGCCAAGTAGTTGGCGATATCGTTCATGTTCATGCGAGCAGACCTCTTGTCTTCATGTCCGAGATTAGAGTCTCTAGGACATCGTTAGTGCTTTGCAATGTTCCGTTATAGGAGCCACCGACCCCGGTGACAGGAATGGAAATGTTGGCGCTTCCGTTAATGGAAACTGCTACATTGCCTACCTGACCTACCGCTGATGTAGGCTGCAATGTTCTGGTTGGACTTGTTACGCTGACATACCAACCGGTAGAGATAGGCTGAGATAGCTGGTTAAAGTTGATTTCCAGCGTTCTTGTGTATGTGTTTCCCCATGCCTGATCATAGGTGGCCGGGAAGGCTGGCAGCCTGTTCATCCTCTAAGACCATCTGTAGAGGCCATAATACGGGGAGTGCCAACTCGCCAGCCTACGCCAGTCTGGTTGGACTCAACCTTGAAGATAAGAGAACGGCACCTTATCCTAGTATACAGCTTTTCTGTAAATTGGTCAACAGGATAAGAACCTGTTTTTATAACATTCTTATCCTGCTCTCCAGAATACGGACCTCCGGGCTGCTGCTGTGCCTCCATGATGAAGGTTACAGTAGGGCTAGTAGCCGTCGATGACCTGAACGTAAGGTCTGGGATTGCGTGTCGAACGAACATGAAGTCATTGCCCGTGCCAATTTCAATCGGACTACTCTCAATGTACGCGTCAATAGCAGACGGCGGGTTCGTCGAACCATCGTCGAATCCAAATTCATGATAATAATAATTCCCATTAGTATCTGTAGCGGTAGGATACTGTCCGAATGTCTTGTCAAGCCAAGCGGTTCTTGAGATAGAACCAAAATACCACACATTTTCTACGTAATTAAATACAACGTAAGAATCATTCTCATTTGAATTTGTCGATGGATACAGCCAAATGATTTCATTGTATGCAATATTAGATCCAGCATACACCTTTTCAATCTGATCTGTATTCAGTCTGCTAAAGATATAATCTCTTACAGGACATGGAAGCGTACTGACTCTACCGTTGTAGATATAGAACTGATCCCTTCCCATCCAGTATACAACATCATTGACCACAATCTTTGCCTTTGGCCCTGAGATATTTGTATATCCAGAAAGAAGGTTAAGGTTGAACACGTATGGAGCGCCGATATACTGCATTGAGTAGATCGCACTGTCAGTCCAAATAAGGATTTCCTGACGGGTTCTGAGTCCTGTTACAATCTTTGAACCGTTTGACAGTCTGAATCCACCAGCAGTGTTTGTTGACTGAGGCGTCCAATTTGAGGAGCTTTCAGTGTCGGACCATCTGACATTCATAAAGTCCTGATCTGCATCTCCAATTTGGTTGCAGCCTAGCGCGATGACATGGCGGTCTACGTCAGATACAAGAACTTCAGTTGCAATTGTCGGAGCATCAGAAGCGTATGGAAGGGCGGTAATATTGATGGCCCTGTCGTTTGGTGTGCTTGCGCTCCAATAATAGATTCCACCATTTCTCTGGTTGATCAGAAGGTCTTCTCCAAACAGAGCATTAGACCAAAGACCAATCTGGGTTCCAACCGTAGGAGTGCCTGCGGCTGTTCCCCATCCGTTTCTTCCCCAAGTCCCCGCACCCCAACCAACGCCGGGGACGTATGTATCAAGTCCTGTGTTGACCTGATATTCTGCGGTGACAGTTCCGCCGCCAGTCGTTGACGATGTTGCCGCAGTGCTGACTACAATCTTGTAGTTGTTTGTATCTACAATTTCTGTAATCTGGTGTTCTTGGTTTAGATCGTCAGCCGGTATTCCTCCAACAGCAGACGCGCCAGAGAATGTCACAAAGTCATTCACAACACATCCGTGAGATGCATCAGTCACAACAACTGTAGTTGTGCCGTTTGTGGTGAATGGATTTGTAAGTGTAACAGTGCGTCTGATTGGCGTGATGTCTTGGTAGTTTCCGCCTGTCAGAATATAGTACTTGAGGTTTGTTCCAAATCCTGTACGGTTAAGCCCGTTGTTTGTAGTCCAGTTGATTAGAGAGCGGCATGCACCCTGAAATGTTTCATGAAGGTCTGTTGTCCATCCACCCATCTTCTCTGGAAAACCATTTCTGAACCTGACCCAATTACAATCCCACCATCCTCCTTTGTTTGCATAATGAGTCGAATCTCTTACGATTCCCGGTTTGATCTGAATAGGAAGGAGTTCAGGTGTCATTGTATATTTTACCAGTAAGCAACAAATGAATACACAGAAACATCTTGATATGATTGCGAAAGGGTATTTGCGCTTATAACAAGAGCCTTTGTTGCGTCATCAGGTTGTGATCCTGTAAAAATACCCGGACCACCTTGACCGGAAACAACAGTAGCATAAGTTGCGTGAGGAGCTGATGTTGTGAAGTTAGCGTAATATACACCAGCAGATATTCTAGTGATGCTTGACACATTCATAGAGGTATTAATTGTTGTGGTTCCTCCTGTCCAGTTGGCCCAAGCGCGAGCCATGGCAAGCGGGGCGGACCCTGACGGAACATCCATGTCCGCAGAACCAAATCTAGCCTGTACAGAAGTAGTAACTCTTGACGATGTTACTGTAACAACATCTACACCATTTCCATTAAGGTACAGAGAGTTTCCTGTAAGGCGAAGCGGGCCATAAGTAGACTCACCGGGAACAGCAGCATCGATTGTCGAAGCGCCAGAAAAATACCCCCACAGCCTGATCTTTCCAGATGCTCCGCTGATGCGACCACCAACGGCAGTATCGGCAGTTGTAAAGTTATATGTTGACCCAGAAACTGTTCCTGTGAATGTAGGCGCATTTGACAGCACCATCGACCCAGTTCCAGTGACAGCATTGCTGAGAGTAACACCGCCGTAGTTGATAGGCACCGAGAATGTTGCCAACGAGCCTGTCATGCTAAGGATGTTGGCCGAGCCGCCCACGGTCTGGAAGAAGTGAGTGCTGTTTCGGTAATAGTTAGTCGGATCGCCCGTTCCGCCGAGGAACAGGTTCTGACGAGCAGAGCCGTCATAGAAAACAGAATATCCGCTGGTCTGTAGCATCCATGTCGAACCAGCCCAGCTAATACTGGAAGTGACGTTGAGCGTCGGAATGTTGACAGTGCCGGTAAACGTCGGCGCGTTCGACAACACCATCGACCCAGTTCCGGTGACGCTGTTAGACAAGGTGACGCCGCCGTAAGCCAGAGGTACACTGCAATTAAAAACAGTGCTGCTAATGAACGCCCATGTAGACCCGGAAGAACTTTGAAAGTACGTACTGCCGGATGCATAAGGACGAATTGCAATGTTGGAACCGTCGCCTCCAAACGAAGCGCCAGTGGTGTACGCACCGTAGCGAATGCCAGCGATGTCGGCATAGCTGGTGATCGTCGGCGTGTTCGACAACACCATCGAGCCGGTGCCTGTCACGCTGTTGTTCAGGGTCACGCCGCCGTAGTTGAGGGCTCCGGTGAAAGTGGTCGTGCCAGTCGAGCTAATGACCATGCGGCTGTTGCCGCCGGTATAGATCTGGAATTGCCCGGCTCCACCGCTACCTGATCCCCACGCCACAAGAGTGGGTCCGTTTGAATTGTTGAAGCCGTAGGTGACGACGTCCGTGGTCGCGTCAGCGGGCGAAATGAAGTAACTCCCGCGCGCGGTCGTGAGGTTCACGGTGCCGGTCAGCGTCGGGCTGGCCGACAGCACCATGTTGCCTGTACCAGTAACGGCATTTGCCAATGTCACGCCGCCGTAGTTCAGCGCTCCATTAATTGATGTCAGTCCACCAACATCAATTGAAAACCAAGTTGTGCCAGCGGTTTCATCAGCAATTGTGAATCTACCATTAGGGGAATATGATGTTCCGTAATTGGAGATTGACCATGTGCGGTTTGTATTTTGCAAAACAAACCGAGCCATTGCGGCTGTGCCTGTATTGCTATAAACATAATTGTTTGAAGTCAAGGCACCGGTAAATGTTCCTGCGCCAGTAGAAGTAAGCGTTCCGTTAACCCAGAAACTTCCAACGCTGTTTACTGCCTCGTTGATATTTGTGCTATCTCCGTAAACCATTCTCTTCTGCCCATTAGGGACAGAGATTCCTGTTCCGGCAGATGTCTTAACAGTAACAGCATACCCGCCAGTTGTATTGTTATAAACGATATATGTTTTATTGATGGAAGGAACAATAAGGTTTCTGTTGGCCGTTAGAGTGCCAGTTACTGTCAGAATAACCTTTCTTGCTGTTGATGAGGCTCCATTTGAAATAGTGATGGTGGTGTCAGCATCAAGCATAGTGACAGCGCCAACGCCACAGATCGCCTCCTCAAGCAGTGTTCCAAGGTTTGTGTTTGTTGTTGTTCCCCAAGTGCCTGACTGTTCGCCAGTTGAGATAAGCTCGATCTTTAGATTTGTTGAATATGTACTAGGCATTCATACCTCTATGTAGGGATAACCTGCCAATCAGGTGTTTGTGAATCATTTATGGTATTCCATCCCGCAGTCTGGGAAGAATTAATTGTATTCCAGTCAGGGTTTTGGTCGGTGTTGATGAGGCCCCAAATATTTGGCCTGCCAATCATTCCATATCCTGTCGCGCTAACAGGGAATACGTTTGCAGTTCCAGTTACTGAAACTGAACCCTGGCCGGTTGTTGCACTTGTTCCGGATGGGTATACATTTGCAGAAGCAGATACTGATACAGTTCCAACTGAAACATTTGAGTTTACGCCAGTTGGGAAAACATTGGCTTTGCCAATGATTGAAACGTTTCCTATGCTGCCAGTGGAAACATTTCCAGTTGGAAATACATTTGCGTAACCCTTTACAGTTACGCTTCCAGTATATCCTGTGGAGCTTACTCCAGTTGGGAATACAGTAGATCCAAATTTTACAACTACAGTTCCCTGTAGTACGCTTCCGTTGACTCCAGTTGGGTAAACATTTGCCGATGCGGAAATAGAGACATTGCCAACGCTTACAGACGAAGAATTTCCAGTTGTCTGTACTGTGGCAGAACCGATAATAGATACACTATTTATGTATCCTGTCGATTGAACTCCAGTCGGAATAACACTGGAGCCAAAGACTACATTTACAGAACCTTCACCCCCACTTGCAGATACTCCATTTACAGAGAATGTCTGACTTAGTGGTAATACATACGTGCTGTATGGTCTTGAAGAAAAAGAAGCTACGCCAAACATTTAATAGCCTTGTTTGACGTAGCTTCCATATTTACTCTCAGTTTGTTTAATTTTCCGACTTGACCTGAGCGTCAGCCTGAGCCTTCAGCTTCATCAGCAGAGCGGCAACCTCGTTATAAGGACGCTGGCTCAACGAGATGAGGATGTAGTTGGCTTCCTCTGTGGTCACATCGAACTTAATTGACTTGGCTTCAGACATTATTTGCTCCTTTCAGGAAGAGGATATTAATCTTCCTTAACAGGATTTGCAATAGTATTTTTCCCACCCCAAGGGAGAGGCTCTGCCTGAGACGCAAGAGAGGCCGAGATAGCTGACTCGTAGATTGACTTCTGATCAGGTGTCCAAGCCCCCAGAACCCATCCAGAAACCTGATCTTCTGTAAGCTGATCATAGGGCGTAAACGGATCGCCTGATGTATATGTGAAATATGTCTTGCCACCATAACCGGCAGACTTGTTGTTCTCTGTTCCCGTGTAGGCCCAGTGAGCGCAAACAACAACATTCACCTGATCTTCAGCATGAGGCTCTACATCCATCTGTGTAATCTTCAGCGAGTATGAAATAGACATTTATATATTCCTAAGCTCTTCAATTGTAGTTGCACTGTTGACGGATGATCTCTTGTTGTTCAAATTTGAAATCCAAGTCTGGTCATCCGGTGTATTTGGAATGCCAATGTTTGTGTTTTCCTGTCTTGTTCTAGCCTCAATTCTTGCATTGTTATTGATTTTTACCAAGACCAAAGCCTTTGCCGCCTCTAGACTTACAACAATAGATTCATTCTCAATCCTAACCGCATCAAAGAATTCATCCCCCATCTGAAGTGGCAAGTCTTCAACATTAATTACTTTGTATGATACGTTTTTGGGAACGTCCTTTGCAATTACTTCTTCAAGCGAAATTTCTCCAGAAGGAATACAAACTGCAATAGGACCGTTGTCTTGTGGCCAAATAATAATCTTCATATTCTCACCAAAATGCTAGTGCGTATACTGGGTTGGCGTCTTGATATGCTTGAGTTACTGTGTTTGCTGTATAAACGTTGAACGCTGACGTAGATGCTCCGCTCCAGTCAACGCCGGAAAACACGCCGGGACCACCATATGCTGAAGCAAATCGCGCGTATGTGGTGTTTGGCGCGGCAGTCGTCATGTTGACGGTGTATAGACCCGAACCAGAGCGTGTAACGCTGGACACGTTCAACGAACTGGTGACCGCGCCCGACGAGCCGTTGAAATTGACCCAGCAGCGCGCCATTGCCAGCGGGGCTGCTGTGGAAGGCGCGGCAAGAGTGGCAGAACCGAAGATAAAGTTGCCGCTGGTGTCGATGGTCATGCGGACAGCGCCCGCCGTCTCGTCGGCTATAACGAACGCGCCATTGGGCGTGTATGTCGTCCCGTAATTCGAAATCGACCAACTGCGGTTTGTATTCTGCAACACAAAGCGCGCCATCGCGCCAGTTCCGGTGTTGCTATACACATACGAATTGGAAGTTAGAGTGCTGGTAAATGTACCCGCCGCAGCAGTAATGTTTGCATATGATGCAGCGCCCTGCGAGTAGAATCTAAAATCTCCTCCACCGCGCAATTGAATACTTGAGGCAAAGACTCCGGGCTGATGGAATCCAACTCCGGGATATACAGTATTTGTGACACCATTGCCTATTGTTTCAAATCCACAGTTATAAAAATCGTTACCTGTGCCGGTGGCTTGTGTATGTGATGTTACTAATGTCCCCGTCAGCGTCGGAGACGCCGACAGCACCATGCTCCCAGTGCCGGTGACACTGTTGGCGAGGGTGACGCCGCCGTAGTTGAGAGGCACCGCGAACGTCGCCAACGTGCCTGTCATGCTCAGGATGTTGGCCGCGCCGCCCACGGTCTGGAAGAAGTGGGTGGTGTTCCGGTAGTAGTTGGTCGGATCACTGGTGTTGCCGAGGAACAGGTTCTGGCGCGTCGAGCCGTCGTACAGGACCGTGTAGCCGCTGGTCCGCAGCAGCACATTGGCACCGCTAAATTGGTATGCACTGCTGGCGCTAAAGTACGGGGCAACGAACGAAGACCCCGCGTTCACATCGCCGGTCTTGCCAATGTTCAGCACGGTCGTGGTCGTGCCGAAGTTGTAGAGGCCCCAGTAATCCTTGTTGCCCGTGCCCGAGCCGGGGCCAGCCTGCCAGTTCTGTCCGCCCGCCGCCGAGTCGATGAACAGCAGGCCGCCGCCCGTCGAGCTATCGCGGCTCATCTGCATGACGCCAGCGGTCGTGTAGAGATTGCTGCCGGTCATCGAGCTAAACACGACAGTCCCGCCGAACGACGGACTGGTGGACAGCACCATGCTCCCAGTGCCGGTTACGCTGTTCGCCAGCGTTACGCCGCCGTAGGTCAGGGCGTTCGGCAGTGTCATGCCCGAGGCACTGGCCGTCAGCCATGTAGCCACATAGGCACCGCCGCTGCTCACGCCATAAAGATTGAACCTCCCGCTTGCCGCGCTATCAGCAAAGAACCCGAAACCACCCGCCGTGGTGTCGTACATCTGAAATTCGGAATTGTTGCTCGTGGTCGTGGTGATGCGGATGCCGCCGCCATAGGCTCCCTTGGAGACGACCAGCGGGAAGCCATAGACCGCTGCGCTCGTCACGGTGAGGGTGCCGGTGAGCGTCGGCGATGCACTCAGCACCATGCTCCCGGTGCCGGTCACCGAGTTGGACAGGGTGACGCCGCCGTAGGTGAGGGCGCTTGAAAGCGTAAGAGCGCCGCTAAAGGTCAGTGCGCCGCCTACGGTTCCGCTCAACGTCGGAGACGCCGACAGCACCACCGATCCTGCTGTGCCGGTGGTAGACAGGTTCCCGAGCGTCCCGCCGTTGTTGTAGAGGATGTAGCCGCTGGTTCCGCTGCCAACTGTGGTCGTGCCGACCGTGATTGACGACGCGGCAGCGGTCACCGTGACGCTGCCGCCGAGCGAGACGCTCGATCCGTTGATCGTGACAGACGAATTGGTTAGCGAGGAGTTACCGATGTTGGTCAGCGTGTTGGTGCTGCCACTGATCGACTTGTTGGTCAGCGTGTCGCTAGTTGCGCGACCGACAAGCGTATCGGTGGACGTTGGCAGGGTGAGCGTGCCGGTATTGACGATGCTGCTGAAGTTAGGCGTCGTCAAAGTCGGGCTGGTGGACAGAACCACCGACCCAGATCCTGTGGTGCCGTTGCTTAGATTGCTTGCAGAAAGCTGCCCGACTGTAATTGCCGCTCCAGCACTTGACTGCTGAAGAACCTGAGAGGTTCCGCCTGTTGAAGAAAGGTCTGCGTTTGTACCACCATTTGCAAGCGCAAGCTTACCGCCAGACCACTTTGTTGCAGACATATCAACAAAGACGTTTTTTCCTCCAGCGGAGAAATTTACAGCGGAACCTGCGTTTGAAGAGGAATATACTTGCGTTCTAGCAAGGGTGGAGGGGGAGGTGAAAGTTCCAAGACCAACCTCCCACTCTCCAGTTGCGGGACATTCAATAGTATAGTAAGTTGTGTTCCCATTGCCGATTGCAGTATTAAACGACTGAAAACCAGTTACAGGACCAGCAAGCGTAAAGCTGCCGGTTCCTGTTGTAGCTGATGTTTCAAGTACTCTGTCGGCAAGAACAAGAGACATTAAGCAATCCTGATAATTGCGTTAGAAGCATCCGGCGTTGGGAACTGAATTGTAAAATTACCTGACGACGATGACTTGTCTGTTCCAAAGTCAAGGATGCAAACAGAAGGATTTGTGTAGTTTGTAGAACTTGAATTGTAAATCATGGCACCGCGAGCAGTGATTGTGGCGGTTGTCCATGTGACATCATTAAAATCTACAAACGCTGTTGTTCCGCTTGATGTAGGCGAGATATTTGTTAGCGTATTTCCGCCAGCAGTATATCCAGTACCAACAACCTCATTTGAGGTGGTGTAGGCGGTCGTTGATGAATCAAGTGTGGCGGATGAAGTGTACAGCGCGATCTTGAATGTGCTTCCACCCGTTGACTTGAAGTTATGCTCTGCCTCCATAAGCTGCTTCTTAAAAGAGGTACACATAGCTTGAGTAATTGCCATTTTGTTCTCCAAATAAAAAGCCGCCCGAAGGCGGCTTGTATTAAATCTTCTTGATTAGGGATGCAGCTTCTGTTTGGCCTACAGCAACCAGCTTCTGACAGACTGTTTCTCTGTCATTTCTAATTGCAGTTTCCATGTACCAGAGAATGATCTTTCCTATCATATCCTTGTACTGGACAGCCTGATCTCTGATAGGCTGCGGTGCGGTGTCAGACACCGAGATGATCTTGTCCAGAAGCATTTCTGTAAGCTCCTGAGCATTGTGACCACGATTGTTGGTCGTATAGACCTTAATATTTCCGATGATTGGTGTGATCATGTAACAGGTACGCTGAAGTCCCTTCTGCGGAAGTTGTCTCTATTGTTGTAACCTTCACCAAGATTCTTAAGTCTGGCAAGGTTCTCCTTGTACTTTGTATCGTACAACTGGAGCAAATTAGGCTCACCCTTTAAATATGTGTAAGCCTCAATAAGACATGCGTACAGAAGGCAGCTTTCGGCATGATCGCCAAGCCAGCTTGTTCCAGTTACGGAAATAGAGGCGGGCTCGTAGTAATACTCTAGATTAACTGTATAGCTCTGATCCGGAGTCGGACCCAGAATGAAAGAAATATTATTAAAAAGAGAATAATACTGAGGAATATCTTGTTCCGTGATATCGTCGTAAGCCTCACGGATAAAGGCTGTGTCAACTTCGTTTAGGTTGACATACTGTCCACTACTATCAAGGACAGTCAGAGAAAACTGAGCAAGGAAGTCGCTAGGTGTAGAAAGGTATCTGTTCCCAGCGGTAAGAGTACCAGAAACATTCTTAATGTAAGCAGGCAGAACGACCGATCTATTGATTCGATCCTCTGCCTGCTTGACAAAAAGGGGAATGTTGTTGACAAACGAAGTTTCCGTTGACTCACAATAATCTTGAATAGCCTGCGAAAGCTGCGTATATGTCAACGCCATTCTATTACCCCATCTTTGATGAAATCTTGGTTCCCTTGGTCGCAGCGCCAGCACCACGCATAACGCCGCCAGAGGCGAACTTCATCTTGGTCTTTGACATAGGCGACTCCTGAGTCTTGGCGCGAGCCAGATTGCGACCCATAGCTCCCATGTCCTTGTTTGTAGCACCGCCCTTCGCCATCTTGACGATCTTGGCGGTCTTCTGCTTCTTCATAGCCATTTCTAAATCCTTTCTACCACTTAACCTTGTCAGCCCAGTAGGCCGCACTCATTTTACCACGTTGGATATTAGAGGCGTGTCTTGCCTTGAAGGATTCACGGCGCTTTCGGTAAGACTCCGATTCTCCAGCCTTCTTAGGTGAGCCACTAACACCCTGCTGACCGAATCGAATCAGCTTGACCTTAGAACCCTCCTTGGCAAGGACGGCGTGTGACTTCTTAGGGTGACTTGGTGTGCGCTTAGGCTTGTTGTAACCGGCGAACTTTTCGCCACTCTTTTCAATCATACTTTCCTCTACTCGTCACAGTTAAGACGAGTATACACTATGTACTACATAACAAATTTTGTCAAGTAATAACTTTAACTGTACCCAAATATGAGGTAATCTGGATGGCTGGATTGCCCACTGGGTTCCAGCCAAACAGTCTTCTGCTGGCCCCCTGAGCAATATCAGGTCTCGGATTGTACAGCGCCTGAGGATCGTTGATGGGCGTCCTGCCAATCTGAAGCTGAGGCTGGTCTTCATCCCAGCAGGTATCACAGACCAGAAGATTGATATCTCTCTGATCGTAGATCTGGTGCTTCATCTCAGACAAGTCAGCCCTGAATCCGCACCTATCACAGAATCCAAAGGCGTGTTTGCCTCTTGCGTACAGAACGCTCATCTAATAGCCACGAATGGAATAAATCTTACCGAGGCACGGCTTCTATCTTCATCCGAGGCAAGCTGCCACTGCTTCTCATAGGCGGCTTCCAGCATGGGAATTCTGGCCTCAGAGCCGGGGTTCTTCAGCGCCAGATTGTATGCCAGACCGGCAATAAGGGCGGGCATGAACCGGAACGGCATGTCCATGGTATTCGTTCCGGGCTGGCCAGCATCTTCGATCCTACGCAGTCTCCAGTACACCAGAGTATAGGTCTGAGACGCGTCAGGAACCGGCCAGACAGTGAAACTAGGGGTAATCTGCCTGTCGACGTAGATGCGAATAGGGCGGCCCGTAGCTGTCTTGTTGGGGATGGTGGAGTAATTTGACACTGACATTCTGTTAATTGTCAGGTCCGACTGAGACGTACCACTACCAGTTCTGATTACATGGTCAATCAGATCAACAGTGTCAGATGGAAGGTTGTAGGTGGCTGTTCCGGATGTAAGAACCTGAGTGCCTTCCTCAACCGTCCAGAGATTGATTCCCCTGTTCGCCCACTCCTGCATCATGATGTCGATGCTTCGTCTGGCACTTCTGTATTCGTAACCAGAACGCATAACAATACCGGCACGGTCGTAGGCTTCCTGAATGATCTCAGTAAGCTGCGGATTGAAGTTGGTTGTGCCGGATGTAGTCATTATTATCCCTTGGTAAGTTCCAGTGACTCGATGTAAATGATGTTGGCTCTATTTGTCCAACCGCCACCGAAGACGTCATAGTTTGAGAGCGTGCGATAAAAAGCAAGGCGGGCGTCTCGATATGCGTCAAGCAGCTTTTCCGTTCCATTTGCCTTGATATATTCGTTCACCGCAAGGAGTGTCTGTGAGCCAATGACTCCATCTGGACGCGCTCCAACGATATTCTGTAGAATCTTGGCCCCTCTAAGAACCCCGGCATTAACGCCCATGTCAAAAACGGAGAGGTCAACACCAGCAGGAAGATCATCGCAAGACAGAGGTTCCCAGTAGTTCTCATGGTAGATTTTACCAGCCTCTTCAACTGTGAGATTCTTAACATCTTCTGGCGTGCATTCCTTCTTTCTGTACTCTGAAAGAGTATAGATTGTGATGCCCATGTTTGTATAAGAACCCGGATCGCGAGGATGGTATACATACCCACCCTCACGCTCAAGAATCACATTAAGACACGCATCAAAATTACTTCTCACAACGACTTTCCCTTTGCCATCATTTCCATTACTGATGTCTTTTGAGCGGAGCTTGCCGAAGATCCGACCCAGTATGAAACTACAGAAACCGCCAGAGTATTTAGCGTCCATAGCAGACCATTCATGTTATCTTTTTGGGAGACTGGAATGTCAAACTTGGCGGTGATGTACATCATGGCACCAAATGAGACCAGAACCAGAAACGAAACTACGACAGCACCCCAAGCAATAGGTGACTTAGACTTCGCCAGTTCGATTGTCTGGTTTCTGGCGCTCTGAACGTCGTTCAGTCTTGTCTTGATCTCGTCAATGTTGGCCTGAAGAACGGCCATCTCGGCTTCATGTTCTCTCTTGCTGGCTTCGTTGGCGGCATTGATCATCGCCAACTTGAACTGCAAAGCCTTCTCTGGGTCCTTGGCAATAGCTGACTCAAGGTCATTGATATTCTCAATGCCTAGAGTATCCTTGGCGACTTGACTGACCTGTTCAACTACCTGAGCAGCAGGCTTGCCAGCCACCCATTCAGCAACCTTGGGAGCCAATCCTAGTAGCAGAGGAATCAGAAACGGGGGCATATATCACCTAAAGGCGGGAGGCCCTATCCTATCTCAGCGACAGTGGCGGGAAACGCGAGACAAGACAGGGCCTGCCGCAATAAGCCATAGATAAACTATGGCATTAAACCATACGACCCTTGGTGTGGCCGCGAGTAGCAGCGCCATCTCCACGGACCATTCCACCCTTGGCCATTCCACCCGGACGCAGGGCACGGGCGTTATAGCGCGGCATCGGAGGAGCGCCTGTAGGACCAGCCTCCTGAATATCTCCCTGAGCCATGCTCATTATGGCTCTAGGGTTGATGCCCTTGGCTGACGGAGCCTTGGGAAGGCGCGGCATTAGTACACGCATCCCTTGGTGTGGCCCTTAGAGGCAATACCATCACCGCGAGAGACGGCACCACCAGACTTGAGGCCAACGGCAGACTTCTGCCTGTCATGCTTCTTGTCCATGGAAGACTTCTCCCACTGCTCCATTGACATGCCATACTTCTTGGCAAGCTTCTTATCCTGAGCCTCGTCCTTGGCGGAACCCTCCCAAGAGGTTGATCCACCTTCAGCGTACTTCTTCTTCATACCAGCCTCCGACATAGCAATGGCAACAGCCTGCTTTGGGTTCTTGACAACAGGTCCCTTCTTACTTCCTGAATGAAGCTTACCGGACTTGAATTCCTTCATAACCTTACGAACCTTGTCCATATTAACCCTCGTAGAACAGGGTCACGGATGTAAGATTTGTGAAAGCCGTGCAGTTAATGTTTGTCTCAAACAGCACACCCCTGCCCGGAAGCAGCAGGTAATTTTGAGTATTGGAGTTGAGGGTAAGTGTAATATCGACAGTTGTATCTGATCCGTCCTTAAATGTCAGCGTTCCAACACCAGCGCCATTGTGACAAAAGATACCTCTAACGCGCGCTCGTCTGCTAACGGCTACACCTGTGCCTGTAATTGTTACGGCTTTGACGTCTGATTCCATACTCATGTTAAATCCTTATTTCTTTGATAACCATTCGATTGCAATCGCAATCATCGCGCCACACGCGGCGGCTGCGGACATCAGGAACTTGGTCCCGCCTCTTAATTCATCGAAGGACTGCTTGACCGCCTTCAGGTCTTTTCTGACTTCCTCAAGGGTAATTTGAAGAGACTTGATCTCCGACTCCATTCTTCCCATATCTCTATGGATGTAATCTTTTTCTTCGCTCATGGATCTCTCCATAAAAAGAAAGGGAGGGGGATTTCTCCCCCTCCAAATCCATTAAGCGCCCGGAGATCCGTAGATGCCCAGAGGATCGCTAACGCCGAATGAATAACGCTCACGCGCCTTGTAGCGCACGTTACCCGTATCGAAGTCGCCGTCCATGCCCGTCTGAAGGGCAACACGCTCAAACATCTTCAGGCCGTTCGGAACGTCGGTCTTGAGGAACCAGCCGTTCGTGTCCGTCAGATAGTGGTTGACCGCGAAGCCTTCCGGAATTGAAGACATTGACTTCAGGGCGTTCACGTCGTTCTTGGCGTAAGTGTCGCCAGTTGACGCAACGCGAAGCTCAGTCTCCAACAGACGCGTAGCAACGAACATCAGCGCCGGGGGAACGATCAGCTTAGTCGGGCGAGCCGCGATAAGCAGACCACGCTCGTCAGTGAACGCGGCGATCTGAATGACCGCAGCCTCAAGCGAGGTCTCGTTCAGGTCAACGCCTGACGCCGGACGGTTGCTGTTCGTGCCACCGCTCACCAGCGGGTGAGATGTGCTGAACAGCGTCTGTCCGTCACCGTAGGTGTAGTTCGCATCGAATCCGTTGTTCAGGATCGAAGCGCCCTTCACTTCCTTGGTGTACGCCATGGCGCGAGCCAGAGCCTTGGTATAACGCGCTGACAGAGAATCATAGAGGTTATCCTCCATGGCCTCCTCAGTGATCGAGAAGCCCATGGCGATGGTCTCGTGTGTATAACGAGCCGACCAGACTTCCTGAGCGTTATCGTAGGCAATCGCCTGACCTTCGTTCTTGACCGGCGCAGCGTTAAATCCGCTGAGCTTGGCCTCTTCTTCGAACGAACGCTCTGAGGTCTCCTTCTCGAAGATCTCCGAATGCTCGTCCTCGTATCTCTTATACTCCAGTCCAAACAGCGCGTTCAGACCGGGGAGCAGCTCCTTAAGAAGCTGTGCGCGAGAAATAGCCATTTATCTATTCTCCCCTATTAAACGCCAGTGGCCGAAGTGTATGAGTGGATTCCCGTGTTAAACTTAACAAGGCAATCCGTATAGGTGTCACCAACGGCCGAGAACGGGCCATCGACAAAACCAACAATTCGGAACGGCAGGAATGTGCTGGTGTTCGCTGAAGAAGCGTCAAGCGCAACAGCCGAGTCACCAGTTGTCGTTGAGCCAGCGGTCTGAACAACGCAGACGTTTGCACCCAGAGTAGCCTGAGCCATCGTGTCATCGGCCTGAGCCTGAAACACAACGTTCGGGTCATCAACAACATACGCATAAGCGTCTGAAGCGGAGGTGCTGGCAGGCCAGTACTGCTTGAAGACCTTATACTTGAGGTTCGGGTCGGTGTAAGTGCAGCCCATGAAGACGCCAACGACGCCCGCCGGGAAGGCGTTAGTCGTGCCGTCAGCACCGGTAGCAGTAACCTTAACAATCGTACCGGTAGCACCGGTAATGGCGACAATGTCACCATAGAAGATGTTTGTAGCATAGGCCGACGCGATCTTAATGAGACGGGTAGATCCAGCATACGGGAGTCCACCAATCAAATTGACCGGACGAAGGCCATAGGGTGCGGCTGTAGTAGCCATATC